TCGCATGGATCAAACTCGTGTGGCATTACCTGGTGATAGCGATTGGAAAATTTTAGAACATACATTTACAGCATGGGGTGCTCCATATACTCCAGAGAAGATGTATGAGATACCTAACTTACTACAATACTTTTGAAGTTCCTGACATTTTGAAATGTCATTGGTGCTGTAATCAATAACAATATCACCCTCCTCAAGTAATGGCAGCAACTCATCTAGGGTGTCTTCTGCTTTTTGTTCTGGACATGTCATCTGAAAAATACCAGGAATCCTACCAGCACTAGTAAACTTCTTACTATCAGATTTAACTGCTTGAACAAGATACTCGATTGAAGTTACACACCCACTGATATGTCCTGCTTCATATTGTCCACAGGCATTCTCATAGTTGGTACTACTGTAACCCCAGACTTCAATACCCTTTTCGATCATACGGCGGGCCATACCTTCACCAGTACGACCTAGACCAATCATTCCAACTTTCATAATTTTACAGTGTAATTTTTAACCAAGGTAATATCGGAGGGATTACTCCAATGAGTCGAAGTAAACCCTCAGCAAAAAGTGCGAGAACAACCCAACCAACACACATACTAATAATTCCAGCGTTACGATTATGCTTTCGTATTGCATCGTCAATCATCTCCTGGCATTGTTTTTTAGTAATATAGTGAGGAGGTTTAATTTCAGTCATTCTGTGTGGCACTGATTATTTTAATAAATTTCTTCCTCTGCCTCTGCTTTGACTACACAATCAGAAGTGGGATATGACACGCATAAAAGTGCAAATCCTGCCTCCATTTGATCATCATCTAGAAAAGATTGTTCTTCTTGATTGACTGTACCTTCTAGAATTTTTCCCGCACATGAAGAACAGGCACCAGCACGACAAGAGTAAGGAAGATCAACACCTGCTTCCTCAGCAGCGTCTAAAATATAATCATCAGGAGAACATTCAAAAGAAGATTCTGTGCCGTCTGAAAGTTTAACTTTGATTGAATAAGTCATTTAGTTTACATGAATTGTGCCAGTCATCCCTGCGCCCTGGTGAGGTCCACAGAAGAAATTATAGTCCCCTTTGTCTGCAAATACAACATCCTGTGTTTCTCCAGGAGCAAACAGTAATGCTTCTCTGGAAAGATCTGCACGACCTTCTACAATAATATTGTGAGGAGGTAGTGCTTCATTGACAAAATGAACTGTATCACCTGCAGAGATTGTAATCTCATTCGGTTCAAATACTAGGTTGCCATCATGACCCATTGAGACATCTACTGCCCATGCAGGCGCAGCAAAAAAGAGTGTAGCTAGTAGTGCAAAAAATAGCTTCATTGAGTGTTTGCAACTATACTATCTAGTACTCTTTTTATACCTTCCTTCAAAAAATATCAGCGTTTCAGAACTCAAATCCCATATCATTTCCTAAGTCTCTCATTTTTTCCATTGACTCTTTTTTCTCTTTCATTGCACCGTCAATATACCCCATCCGATACTCCCAAGTTTGTCCACCCTCCTTACCTTTTAAAGGATTGATGCACTGCTCATTGCCCAATTTGTTGCAAACAAGACCAGCAAGGTCAAGCTCACTAGAAACAGATGAACCGCCAGTGCCACGCCAGACATGTTGTCCATTTATCCAAGTTGCTCCACACTTTTCACATTCTTTACGCTCTAGTTTAAAATCTGAAAATTCCTTGTCAGACATAATTACTCTTAAATCGGACATCATCACTCCTGTAGGATATCCTACAGATATATTATGACATATTTATCAGCACTTCCACTTTCTTAATGCTAGAGCTTTACGGGTAGGTTCACCGTTAGGTTTTTTCATTGCACCTTTCATACCACCCATACGAGCACAGAAGGATCTTTTTCTAGGACCACCTTCAGGTTGAGGTGCTTTGAGATCACTGCCAGGATTCTCACGCTCATAAGACTTACGGCCCTTTTCATTCAGACCACCTTTTTTATTCTTACCTTCACTGCGTTGCCATGCAGCAGACTTCTCTTCAATAGTCTCACCTTCAGGATCAAAAGATTGATTGAGCATTTGATTAGTCATCCTATCAATCCTCATCTTTCTATCACCAAGTTTACCAGCAAGTCCTTGATTACCAGTGGGACCCTTAACTTGTTTCTTAGCAAGTGGATTTTTAATATCTAGATTAGGATGACCAATATATCCGTCTCCAGGTTTGCCGCCAACAAATTCATTAACAACACTCTCTTTTACCTTCTGAGAGACATTCTTAATAGCAAATGCATCCCAATAATCAGGACCATAAGCACACTCTTCTCTAACTTCCATCTTCTCACACTTAGGACAGAATCTCATATCTGTCTCCTCAATCAACTCACCTTGCGGTTGATATCCAGCCATTTGTGTGGATGGTTTCTTTTGAGCTAGAGGAGGAAGTTGTGCTCCAGATTTCTTTAAGAAAGCATCCTTCTCATTAGGATTAGTTGTACTTTTCCCTTTATTATAAATCTTACTACCTCTCATAGCACCTTTGTGCCCTGGTCCAATAGTAAAACTTCCCTCTGTAATTTTTACAGAGGAATCGTCAACTTTAGGGGCATCACAGTCTCCTGTAGTGAGAGGCTTTTTTTTCCTCCCTTCTGCTAGGAAGTTAGAAATATCTGAATATGATAGTGCCATACCTAAAAGTTTAGAACCTTATCTAACTATTTATTTAGTACTAGGATTATACAGTTGGTTTTACAGGTGGTTCACTATCTTTTGTAGTAAACTGAATTGGTGCCTGCTCAATACGAATAGTTTGTGAGGGTGCAGTTTGTGCTGCTTTCTCAATCAATCTTTCCATCTGTTCTTTGGTGATACCACCACCACCATTACCACCACCTTCTCCTGCTTTCTTTGCTGCCTGAACACCAAAAGTAGCTAAAACTCCGGTGAAGACGCTGGCTATAAAAGTGGGATCTAGTTTTTGTTCAGGAATTCCAAGTGCTGGTGGAAGTTTGATGTATGCCAGCGTGAGTATTCCGCCAGACCAAACAAGGATGCCGAGCCTAACAAAAGTAGACAGAATAGCAAGCTGTTCTTCTTTGTCATCTGCTGCCTCTTTAATTTTACCTAAGAGACCTTTCTTTTTAGGTTCTTCTTTTTTGACTTCTTCTGGCATTGAAAGGAAGCATGGCTCTTCTATTTATTTTTCAGAAAAGTTATATTCCATTAGCATAGCAAAATACTTATCTTTCATATCCATAAGAAATTGTTGCTCTTCTACTGGTCTTGCAGGAGACCCAGGCCACATCTTTAATGAATACTGTAAGTGAGAATACATGAACCGTATTTCATCGATCCCGATATTGACACTGCAGTACCACTCTTCAGGATCTAACCCGTTCATTTTTTCTTATTCATTTCTTTCAGCATTTTTTGTAACTCTGCAGTACTACCAACAAACATAGCGTTGTTTGTTACACTTGAAGGACCTTTTACTTCTTCCTTGACATCCTTAATATCTTTTTGCAGCTTCATTAATTTGTCAGTATTATCGGCAACATTCTTGAGTAACTGACCAGCAACTTCATATGCTCTAGGAGATTGTGTTTCCTCAGCAAGTTCCATCACACCATTCAATACTTCCTGACCCTTTTCAATCAAAGAATATAAATTAGCCCTGGTATAACTATAATCTTTATCAATATCATTCTGAGTTAAATGTTCCGGTTTTGGTTTTTTAATCGGAGTAACATCAATAGTTTCACTAGATGTATTTAAAGATTCGTCTATTTTTTTGAAATCCATTATACATCCTCTTGTCTGGTGGGACTATAATTTTTACCGTCATCAAAATAAGTACTAGTTTCATTAAACCCGAAATCATCTCCAGGTTCTGCAGTAATTGGATCTGGTTCAACAGTATATCTCATTTCACGCTTAGCCGTTTGTCTATTAGTATCAGAATAGTAATCAACTTGTACCTTCCGAATCAGTCCATCAGTACTCTCAGCAATAGGACCGAAGAGATATGTCTTAGCGACAAAATTTAGAGTATATGTCAAGACTCTTCGCGAAGAGAAATCTCCCTCATATTCGTCTGAAAATGAAATATTTTCTAATACAATTGGAATATCTCTTTTTTCTCCAATTGAATTTATTAAATCTACCGTAATATTAAATGATGGTTGAAAGAATGGTAAAATTTGTTCTACAATTTGTAAAGCATCATCATTTAATTTTGTCATAATATTAAGTTCAAATCCAACATTATACGGAACTGGTAGAAATACTTTCTTTACCCTATCTTTATCGTCAACTGCTTTAAATGTTTTTGTTACTGAAGTTTTTCTTGTCGGATCATAAGCTAGACTAGTCATCTCAAAAGACATTCTTGGAAGAGTGATAGCAGTAGCCTTTGCTAACTCTTGCTGCTGTTCTATTTTTGCTAGAAATTTAGACCTAGGTCCATATGCTAATGGAACTTTAATATCACTAATAGTTTTCCCACTCTTATCTTCTTTTTGGATATGTACTTCATTGAATAGAGTTCCAAACGAAATCACCGTTTTGCGAAGGATCTCGTGATAAAAATAAGTGCCTAACATCAGAAAGTACCAAACGGATTAATTTCAGTGAAATCTAGGATACCTTCTGCCTCAACTTCAAACTCATCATTGAAAGTGGATTTGGTTGTCGTGTCAATTCCACTATGACTTAGAACTTGATACCTGGCTGAAGATGCTGTTCCTGTAATGAATTCACCAGGATAGAATATGCCATTATTTATTGAGATTTCTAACTTTCTATCATTCTCATTAAATTCTCTCACATATCCTTCAGTCCCAGACAGGGATCCAACCACTCTTTCGTTGAAGAAGAATGTACCAATTCCAAGAGAAAGTGGGTCTCCGATTGTAACAATAGGTGCTTCCTCATAACCAGAACCAGCGTTAGTCAAGAATATTCTACTAATACTATCTCCATCAAGAAAAGAAATTGCAGTTGCTTGTACTTGACCTGCTTTTACACCGACTGTAGCACCTGATGTACCAATGCCAACATCAGAGGGGTGTTGAATTGTAATAATTGGAGCAGTTACATAATTTGTACCAAGATCTGTAATTCTAATTGATGTGATACCACTGTTTGTAAGAGATGCTGTTGCAGCTGCACCTACACCAGGACCACCAAATGTAAATGCTGGTGCCTCTGTATATGCAAATCCAGGGTTTTGTAGGACTACTTGATCAACAGAATACAAACCTGATCTTTCTGTGGTAAATGCGAATGCACCTGCCCTAGAGGAAGTAACACCAGCAGGAGAGGGCTCGATACTAACAGTGGGTGTGGAAGTATAACCATATCCATCATCATTTAAGAAAATTTGTTGTAATGCACCTTGGCTGGCAAATGAGTCAACGGTAGCACTAGCTGTGGATCCAATACCTGCAAGAATAACTGTTGTTGTTTCTCCTTCTTGCATCACTCTTTCATCAACACTAATAACTCCAGTATCGACATAATCATCTTCGTAGCGATAAAGTTCGCATTGAAGTTCGTAAATATAATTTTTACCTAACTGATAAAATGGATTCTCAAACTCTACATGCTTAATTTCAAATAACCTTTCACCTAATGGAAAAAATATTAAATCTCCTTCTTTAGGTCTTTCTCCAAAAACAATATCACTACCAGCGTTTTTTGCGTTGTGGGTTACTACAAAGGGAGCAATAAAATCTTCATACCTCTCCCTAGAAATCGTTAGCGTAATTTCATTCTGCAGATTGATACCAAATTTTGTCATGATATCACTGCCCTTAGCATATCCCTCATAGTTATTGAGGTAAGCTTCTAAAATATATGCATCATTAAACTTTGACGATTGTACTTCTCCAAGCACATCGTCAGTGACAATCATTTTTCTAGGAATATAATAACAATCAAGTCCAAACATTTTTAGATGTTCGTCTATTAACTCCTGAATGAGATTTTGCTCGTTAGGAGATCCTTGAAGAAAGAAGGGATTTAACGCCATTATCCAATAAGATCAAGAGGTGGGACTTCATATGTGGAGAGCATCCTATCTTCGATGCGTTGTAATTCCATTACACCATCCTCATAAATTTGTCTGCCATTCAGTTCAGTGCCTCCTGGAAGTTTAACTCCTTGAAACTTGATGAGGTTTTGACCCCACTGTTTTTTAACAAGAGATGTAAAATACTTTTTAAGGAAAGAATCATTATAAACACCTGCATAATTTGCAGGATCCATAATTCTTTGGCAATCAATAATTATGTATGTTCCTTCCGTTACAGATCCCCAATCGACATCGAGATACAAACGATTATTTCTCTTATTATATCTAATCTGTTTATTTGTTGTCATTAAGAAATCAATATCTTCAAGATATGTTTTAGTCATCGCATAACTGAGAAGACCACTATATCCAAGATTGAAAGCTACATCATTTAAAAACAACTGATATTTGAAACTAAACATGTTGTTGGAGATGAAGCTAGAATCAAACAAAAGTACTTTCTCAATTCCAATAACTGAATCTGGGACAGTCAGATAATTTGTATTCTCCTCAAAGTCTCCAGATGTTGTAGTAGAAGTAGTGATACCAAGAGATTCGCTAGCACCCCTTGCTCGGCCTCTTTTGATGTCATCTGCTGTGACCTTATACTTGAGATAAACTCTTTCTACGCCATCAAAATGACGCTCTTGAAATAATTGAAGAGCGTCATCTAAATTATCATCTACCTGCTCATCAGCTACATTTATTTCTAAGACAGGATACCCAAGTTGTCTAAGAGCATAATCCTTGAGTTCCTGTCTAGTAGTTGGTTTTGCCATCAGAATGTACCTCCATCAATGCTATTGGACCAAATTGGAATGTTGTTTTCATCCGTGGTTAGCATGTAATTGGAGGTTGTCAAGAACCCTACAGTACTAAGACCGCTAACCAATCTTCCATCTGCTTCAAAGAATGCGACACCGTTAGGTCCGCTATATCCAATACCAGTTAATCCACCTTGATCTGATCTGTAATATAGACCGTCACGGAATGTACCGTAACCGATTATGCTCAGATTGTCTTGGACAGTTACCTGACCAGCAGCAGAATCGAGAACAAGTTCTCCACTGTTAGTATTTATTTTTGTTGATGAAGAACCAGCGCCAATTGTAATGTCTGCGACTGTAGAAACTCCAGTAACTCTGAAGTTGTTAGTGGTGAGAATACCAGAGACATTAATGTTGATTGCTTCAACACCAGCAGAACTGGTTACAATTCCTGTAAGAATTGTTCCTTGATCTACAGTCAGAGTGGAGTGGATATTTGCATCAGTAGCAACATCGATTGTTCCAGTCTGAGTTACGCCACGAACGCTAGCACCAATTGCTAGTGTCTCAAGTTTAATACCATTATTGTAGTGTAGGGTAACACGACCATCAGCAGTAAAGTTAGCGAGAGTTTCGCCAGTATACTTCTGAAGTTCTATTTGGTTAGAACGGATTGCAAGTGTGCCAGTTCCTGAATCATCAATGTATGAGTTGTTACCATCATGATAGATGGAGAGATCATCATCATCACCGAAGTGTAATTTGACATCATCCTTAAAGGATGCAATACCAGTGAATACTGCGTTTGTAACAGCGATACCAGTAAGTTTGGCATCAAATGCATCAAGAGATTCAGTATCAATTGTGGTAATCGTTGCAGCAGTACCGACAGTATCTGTTACAGCAAGACCAGTAATGTTGACATCTTTAGCATCTAATGTCTCAATGTCAACCGTAGTGATGGTTGCGTAAGTACCGACCAGTGAAGTTACAACACCTGCAGTAATCTTTGCGTCAACTGCGTCAATGCTGAGATTGAAATCAACTCTTTCAGCAAATGTAGATACGCCAGTTACATCAAGTCTTTCAAACTTAGCGGTGTCTAGGACATCTAATCTTTGTCTAGGTGCGGCAGTGCCGATACCCAACTTCTGATTAGCGTCTAGACGCATACCCTCAACATTATCAGTATTGAATCTGATAGTGCCGTTAGCGCCAGAATCATCCAGAGCGATAGAAGTATCGTTCTTCTGGAAGGAGTCAAGTTGGATAGTTGTCGCAGTTAAGATACCCAGGACATTGACATCACCAGTGATGTTGATATCACCAGCACCAGCAGGGTCAATGTTGATATCACCTGAGGTAGATTCAATGTTGTTTCCAGAGATCTGGATGTTACCGAATGTACCGCTTGTAGGAGTAACAGTGCTGCTGTTAGTTCCGTCAGTAATTTGGAGAGAAGAAAGTGCTTGGAGGCTGGTTACCTGCTGTGAGAACGATACAGTGCCGTTTTCTTGATCAACGAAGAATGCGTCACCAACTCTGAAGTCGCCTCTTTGATCAATACTTACGAAAGATACATCACCGTTGTTCAGTTCAGTGACTTCGTTCGCCTGAATTGCCAGGTTAGGATCGTTTGTGAAGTCGCCACCAGAACCAACATGGTTGAAGTTCAGGGCAAACATTCTCAGACTTACGCCATCACCATCAGCGATGACACCCTTCTGACCATATTCAACAGCACATCCGACCGAACGCATGTCCGCACCGAACTCGCTGTAGTCAGCAAGGATAACCTTAGTTGCAGTTCCGATACCGCCACCCGATTGAGTGATGCGGATATCTTGATTGCGGATTACATTGTCAGTAGTTGTGGTTACTCCACTTGCACCATTAAAGTCTAGTAAGAGAACAGTGTCCTTATCGCCAGTATGTGCAGCAGTAGGAGCAGTAAAGTTAGCGGTGTACTTGGCAACTCCTCTTTCAATTCTGAAGTCGTCAATCCAACCAGTGACATTTTGACTTGCGCCATCAAAATCAGCACCAATTACAATACCTTTAGACGCACCGTAGTCAGTTGTATCTGAGGTCTTGATGCCCCTCTGAGTACCGTCAACGAACAATCTAGTGTCTGTGCCGTCTCTAGCAAGTGCATAGTGCTTCCAGACGCCTGTAGCGATGCCTGCGCCAGATCCAGTGATAGCGGTGGTAGTACCAACCCGCATGTCAACTTCACCAGCAGCCCGATATGCAATACTAATACCTTCAGCATCAGTGCCGTTATCTCTCAAGTCAAAGAGAGTTGCACTAGTTAAACCAGTTGTATTTGCGTATGCCCAAAATTCAATCGTGAAGTCTATATTAGTGCCAAAGCCAATATCACCACTAGAAGGAACGCTGATAGAATCATTAGTTCCGTCAAGTGCTAGTGATGCACTACCAAACTTCTTGACAGTTGTGTCTAATTGAGCATCATCGTTAAATGTAACTGCCTTAGCAGTTCTAGCATTCAGAAGTTCAAACCCAGTTTGCTTACCAGTTACACCTATGTAAGTGCCATCATAAGAAGCAACAACAGCAGTCGCAACGCCAGTAGTTCCGTCAGTATCAAAGACTGTAATCGTGTTACCAACACCAACCGTAGTGATACCAGTCAGTCTTAATCTTGTCTCACCAGCAGAACTAATACCAAGAGATCCAGAAGTACCCTTAATTGCTTCAGCAGCAAAGTAAGAGAAACAGTTCAGGTACTCAGTGCGAGCACCGTTGGTCATAATCAGACCTTTACTGTTCGGTACAATGAAAGTAACTTCATTGAACAGGAACGCAGCCTCAAGAGATCCTGATGCTACTTCAGAACCGTCGATGTATGCACCACCACCAGCGATGTAGGAGGAAGGTGCAGAATCAGCAGATCCATAACCGTATGGATCACTAGCAGAAGTATTGCTACCTTTGTTGAATACGGTTACGCGCTGAACATAAGGAGATCTGCTTGTGATCGCGATACCAGGAGCATACTTAAACGCATAACCCTGATTGCCAGCAGTATCGAAATACATGTTAGCAATCGTGACATCCTCAACAACAGATCTGTCGTTCATCAAGAAGCAGTCCTTCTGCTTAGTAGCAACGGTAGGACAAATCTTGGTAGCACGGAGACCAGCACCCTTAACCGTTAATCCGGCAGGAACAATAAGTGGGAAGACTTCTTCATACTCACCAGCGGCGATATTCAATATATCGTTTACGCCGATATTGGAGATCTGAGACAGAGCGTATGCAATCGTTCTGTATGGTCTCTCTGGTGTTCTACCGCGAGATGCATCACCATCATCAACACCGTTGGTTGATACGAACCATGTGTCCAACTTAGCATTGATTGTGGCAATACCAATCTGTGCAGGTTCGCGCCAGGTGATTGTGCCATCTGGATTAGTACTCAGCATGTGCTGAGTGTTCAGACCAACAACACCAGTGGAGTCATACAGTGAGGTAATGAAACCAGCTTGCACGAATGCAGAGGTTGCAATACCAACTGAGACAGTTGCATTCAGAATGTCTGCAACTTCAAAGTCAACCGTAGTGATGGTTGCTGCAGTACCAACAATGTCAGTAACTGCTAATCCAGTAATATTTGTTTGCTTCGCATCTAGGGTCTCAATATCGACCGTGGTGATCGTAGCGTAGGTGCCAACCAGCGAGGTTACAACACCAGCAGTGATCTTAGCGTTAACGATATCGCCTTCTGTGGCATCAATCGTCGTGATAGTAGCAGCAGTACCGACAATATCGGTGACTGCTAATCCAGTAATATTTGTCTGTCTTGCATCGAGTACATCGATATCAGCAGTTGTGATTGTCGCATATGTACCGACTGTAGAATCAACAATCAGGTCATCAACACGAGCAACGCCATCGATATAAATGTCTTTCCACTCTTTAGTGGCACTGCCAAGATCAAAGGTGTCATCATCGTCAGGAACGATGTCAGAGTCAACTTCACCAGTAAAGACGATGTTGTCTGTAGTAGAGTCACCAAGACCGATCGTGCCACCATTGAAGGTTACATTACCAGTAAAGGTTGTAGCTCCACCAACTCTGAGGTCACCAGTAATCTCAACATCGCCAATGGTGGCAGCAGTACCAACCAAACTTGTGATGATACCAGCAGTAATCTTAGCATTAACAATATCACCTTCTGTTGCATCAATCGTTGTGATTGTTGCAGCGGTGCCGACAATATCAGTGACGGCAAGACCAGTGATGTTTACATCCTTGGCATCAAGAGTTTCAATGTCAACTGTCGTGATAGTTGCATAAGTACCAACCTGACTAGTAATAATACCAGCAGTGATCTTAGCATCGAGGATGTCAGCAGCATCAAGATGTGCTGTACCATCAATATAAATGTCCTTCCACTCTCTATCAGTAGTACCAATATCCAGAGTACCATCGGCACTAGGAATAAACTTGAGGTTAGATTCCCAACCCTCTCTTGCCTGATCGTATATGAATTCTTTGTCAGTTGATCCCTTAAGGATGATACCGCCGTTATCGGCTGTAGCATCAGCATGTCCACCAGTAGAACTGAATCCAAGTTCAATGTTCTTATCGGTAATCTGAACAACCGTACTCTGAACAAAACTTGTAGTTCCGTTGACTGTCAGATCACCAACAACAGTAAGAGCTCCACCAACACGAACATCGTCTTGGAAGTTAGCATCTTGGAAGGTTACATATGTACCTGTCAGTGAGGTGATGATGCCTGTAGTAATCTTAGCGTCAAGTGCATCAAGATTAGCAAAATCACCAACGGTATATGTTAGACCATAACCAACAATAGATGTTACAACACCAGCAACAGTTTTGAGGGTGTTGATATCACCTTCATTAGAATCGAAGGTTGTGATCGTGGCATAGGTGCCAACCAGGGAGGTTACGACACCAGCGGTAATCTTCGCATTGACAATATCGCCTTCGGTAGCATCAATCGTCGTAATAGTAGCAGCAGTACCGACGATATCAGTAATGATACCTGCAGTGATCTTAGCTGCCTCAATGTCTGCATTTACGAAATCTACATTCGTAATAGTTGCTGCAGTACCAACAGTGTCAGTAATAATACCTGACTGAATCTTAGCATTGGTAATTGCAAAGTCAGTTGCTAAACCAGCAGTGACCTTGATATCCTCAACACCAATATCATTAGCATCAATTTGTGGAACAGATGTTACGCCAGCGATTACTGTGTTACCAGTGCCTTTGTCAACAATTACTACACCACCAACATCCAGCAACCCGAAGGGTCGTGTGGTTCCGATGCCGACATAACCAAGTTGGTTACCGTCGATCCAATTGATTGTAGAATTACCAATCGCAAGCTGATTGTCACTATCTCCGATAGCAACATTTCGCTCATAACCGATAATTACATTACCACTACCAAGAGTATCGTTACCAGCAGAGTAACCAATAGCAATGTTTCTGCTACCGTCTACACTGAATAATGTATATGGACCAATCGCAATGTTTTGTTTCTGCTGTCTAGTTCCTGTACCACCACCCAGGAAGCGACCATCCTTGCTGGTTACGCTACCTGTGAGAGTCTGGAAACCAAACGGCATGGTGAATGTATCACCAACTTCGTAACCATCGCCAGGGGCCACGATTTCGATGTTAGTAATCAGACCAGTAGAACCAGTCTGCAATCTAACTAAAAGTCCAACACCAGATCCACTGGTTTCTGTTACATCTTCAGTCTGATCATAATCTGCAACAGCAGTTTGATCGCCAATACTTACGCTGAGAGATACCCCATCAACAACAGGGAAAGTCTCACCATACATCGACTGGTTACCCAGAGCAATGTTCTCATCGTTGCCGGGAGAAGATAAGGCAAAACCTACCTTATCACCAATCATCAGGTTCTTAGTACCTTGCAGTCTATAACCTGCAAAGTTACCCATGACGATGTTAGATTCTAACTCGTCACTGCTGGAAAGAATACCAGCATATTGCATTGCGCTGGCACCAATCGCAATATTGCGACGGTTAAGGACTGTTTGTCCAATACCAGCACCGGCAAAGTCACCAATAAAGATGGAAGAGTCAGCACTGCTAAGACCTACAGCAGCATCACGACCAACTCTAATAACATCATTAGAGAATGTAATATTACTGAAGGATGATACCCCAGTAATTTCTACATTATTTGCAGTAAGTGCATGCCCTACATTTACTTCGTAGTAGTCAGCATTTGTACCACTAAGAGTAGTTACAACACCCGCAATTGCACGGAAATCAGTTACACCTAGGGTAGAGAATCCAGCAGCACCAACATCTAATGTGGCAGCAGTTGCAACACCAGATATATTCCAGTTTCTAGCATTAGCCTCGTCATAAACGAGGTCTCCTGTTACATTAAGGTTTCCGCCAACATTAAAGTCGCCAGCGACTGTACCAATACCAGATGTAAAGAAGTCATCGACAACTGTCCAAGAATCAACTCTTCCTTGAGAATCAAGGATAAGAACTTTAGATGCTTGAGGTTTGCCGTAATCAGCAGGGTTGTCATTAAAAAGACTGGTGTAGTATTCACCACCAATAGGAATTGGTGCTGAACCAGGACCAGCAGGGTTACCAATATATAATTTTTTGTAAGACTTACCAGCACCAACATCGCTGGTATCGTATGCATATACAAGTTCGCCAAACGATACGCCAGTACCAACTGGAGATATATTCGGCGGGGAGGTTCCAAGTGTCCTTTTTAAGAGAATCGTTGCGGACATTAGAAGACACCTCCGTCAATGATGGCAGCAGGGAAATTTTTTGTTGTTTTGAAGGCGTTCGACGCCGCTTCATATACCAGGATTGAACCATCCTGTAAGTCTGATGCATCAACATCAGCAAGCAATGACAATCTACCGCCAGAGCCACCCCCAAGGGCACCACTGGCAATAACTTTTACTTGATTTGATGTGCCTATTCGTAATGATGGCATTACCTTGTTACTCCTGCTCTGACTAGGACCATTCCTTCAACAACCTTATACTTGAATCCGCCAGAATCTTCAAGATTTACATCGTAAAAGTATCGCCCTGGCTTAATATCAGCTGTAAGCGTAGATGCCAGAGATATCTGGATCTGACCCTGTTCGGGATCGGTAACTGTGGACGCGAATGATACGGCAGTAGTACTTCCCGCCCACTTTCTCATTTGAGATGTGGCGGTATAGTTTGTTAGATTCAAAAATGTGCCTGTGTCGTTATCTCCTAGACTAAAACCATGTTGAAAATCAACACCTGTATCGACTGAGAGATTAGCAATGTAAACTGCCATTCTTTACATCACGGATTATCCTATTAGGTATTTAGTTTCCTTAATTCCTGTAATACCTGTTGGAGGGTTAATTTAATTTCTAAAACATCTGTTTTCAGCATTTCCATGTCAGTAGGAGGAATACTTTGAGTATCTTCGGAAGCAAATCCATGATACTTTAAAAACTCAGAGTGTGGATTTCTCATAATTTATTCGCAATTTTAACTAACATAGATTTAATATCATCAATATCCTTTTTCATATCATCAAGTTCCTGCCTTTCATTTTTCTTGGCACTTTTCTCTCTTTGATAAGCATAATAAGCAGAGTCATCGCCGTTAACGATGGCTCCGGTATCAGAATCTCTCCAGAGATTAGAATGCCCTTCAACGGGAATTAAACTCATGCTACAGCAATTACTCTCAAATTCTTAATTACGGGATGTTTTGCTTGATTAGTTCCTGTGAATACAATTTTAATTTGTAATCCGTTGAAACTTGGCAGGTCATCTACAGAGTATGTATATTCCCTATATTGGGTCTCGTCAGCACCAACAAAGGAATCTGACATACCATCATTTTGGGTTGGATCAATTACTTGATCACCAATACCATCTCCATCAGTATCAAGAAGATTTCTAAATCCGGGGAACAATTCAAAATCAGGTGTTACCTCACTAGAGTCTGTTTTCATAATGCTATACAGAGCTCTAAATTCACACTCAATCGGTCTACGAGCTTCAAAAATAAGTTTGATTGAAGTTGCAGGATTCTTAGTATAGATCGGTTGCGACATATAATAAGAAGCATGGGGATCATTGAATCTGGACTTAACTCTAGGATCAGTACGATAATCCAGAACAGGATTATTGAGTCTGTTCTCATAGAATAGTGCGTTAGCACCTTCAAGATTCACGGTAGGTGAATTAAATTTGTCTCCACTATTTGCAAGTTCGACTGTGAATGTAAATGACTTGTTTCTTGGTAATGATCCAAGTCTAGCTGACTCGTTAGTTCTAGCAGCAAGAAGTCTTGTTGTCTCAAGAATGTTATTTCTATTGAGGTTTAAATCTTCAAATCCCTGATCAAGGAAAGATGTCTCTGAACCGTCAGGAGAAGTACCTGTAACACTTCTCATTTGTAGAGAAATGAAGTCTGTGGGTCCAAAGGTGGAAGCATCTAATAGTGGTCTTACAGCGTCAAATTGGATGTTTTTAGAAGCATGTACTTGTTGACCACCACCAGCGGCTTCTTCTTGGAAAGATACCTGAGGAATGTTATTAGAGTTGTCATCAACAGATCTACTAGATCCTCTGTCAACTTTTAAATAATATTCGTCAATACCTCTAAGAATGGTTTGCACATCATGCTCAGTATTAATTTTTCTTAAAGAAACCCCATTGTATTCATACTTGTTCACGATATCATCTTTGAGATGATTCAATGCGTTCGAGTCATCTACACCCCTTACAACACCACCAAGACTTGAAACTCCAACAGTAGTGTAAGAAATAATTTCACTGTTAATAAACGCATATCCAGTGTTTGCGGCACTAACTACAGCACCTTCAAATGTACTAAATTGTGTAGTTGATGCAACAGAGATAGAAGTTTCATTTGATGCTAAATTTACGGACAATTCCGTAGGAATAACATCAGATTGGACATCTGAAAGAATTACCTTGTTCAAAGGACTATGCATACCATGATTACGATGAGATACTTTAAAGTATTCTCCAGTGTACACACTTCCGGTTGCATTAAAACTAGTAATATCTAAACCAGTTGCGATTATAGAACCTGAAGTATGGGAATAAGTAGCCTCATTTCCAGCTGAGGTATCAAAAGTTTCTGCTTGAACATCTGTGAGATACAGAGTATCGATACCATTAATAGAGTTAATCCCAATACGAACACCAGAACCAGATCCACCAACATCTGCAGTTGTTAGTCCGATTACATCACCAACTTTGTACCCTCTACCAGAAGCAGCAACAGTAACTGCAGTAACAGCTGAGATGCCAGCACCAATAGTGGTGTTTAAGGTAAGACCTTCTCCGTTACCATTAATATTGTATGTCGTTATTGGATTGGTGGGAGTGCCATAATTGGAACCACCTGTAAGAATACCGACTACTCCCGTTACAGGACCACCCTTATCTTCAATATATCCATAGCGATATGTAGAGGTTTGTTCACTAATCTTACGACCAGCAGTAAATACTGTGCCGATTAGCCCAGCATTTGTTGTTGTTACGATACCAAGTTTTCCTTTCTTAGGAATACCAATGATGGGATCAAAAGATAATGGGGGAAGAAAACCGTTATTTGGTTCAACTGGTGGGTTGAAGAATGTTAATAGACCCTGCTCCGATGTATAATTCGCTCTGTATAGAGTGAATGTAAGGTCTTCAAACTGTGTGGGTGTCCAAGTTGCACCGTTTTGTGACTTGAACAATGAACCCATAGCAAATTGCTGAGAGTAAATTTTACCCTTAGCAGAAGGTAGTGACTGTGCATTCAGGGCTTTCTGACCCATTTCACCACAATATACCTCATACTCATCACTATCTGACAAGATAACAATGGCATAAGACTCGTCTGGATCTAAGTAGAATGGAGTGTCAAATCTAACATTAGTTGCAACAGAACCATCTGCAGATGTTGTAATATCTGAAGGGCGAATAGTTGCCTGAGCAGCTCTATCGATAACAAACAGAGTTGGAGTACCCAATTCAACTGTTCTAATTTCAATCCTTACGGGTGTTGTTCCTGCATTCTTAGTTGCAAAGAACAGATCAAGCGAGGTAATCCAAGCTCCTTCTGGTCCAGTCACAATCGTTTGTGCCAGCGGGTCTCTTCTTCTTACGCGGACAACACGAGTTCTATTAATAACTCTAGTACGGTTTCTAATGACCGTTCTAGTTCTATCAATAACTCTTGTATTATTGATGATTACTGGCGGTGGTGGTGGAGGAGGATTTGGAATTGTTCCTCTAATATCAATCGTAGAAAGATTGGTAATTGTGGTTGTTTCAAGTGTAGTAATTCTAATATCTGTTTGAACAACTCTTGTTGTACCAGTTGCGGTATAACGAGTGGTAGCATGAGAAATTAAAGTAGATCCTGGTGCTGGGTTTGCATTAGATTGACTAGATGTCAATCTAAAGTCTCTATTACCAGATCTAATTCTAACTTGAGGTGTGGGTGTCTGATTAGGATCTCTTAAGAAGATGGAACCAAATAGATCACCAAAGTCATCAGATACTAATCTTACCCCTGCTACACTCGCTTGTGCGCCACTTGTAAGACCTCTAATGACCATTCCAGTAGGAGCGAATCCGAAGAACGCTCCCTGCGCTTGAGCAGCAAGTGAAGTAACATCAATGTTTAAGACGGTAGATGCCTGAGAGTAACCGTTTGGAAGAGTAGATGAAGGATCGTAGGGATTTACAGTGTATGTTGTTGTGGGAGCATTGAACGGTCCAATCTTATGATTTGGAGCAGCCAATCTAAACTCAAAGGCTGTTGCACCAATAGTTCCTCTAATAGTTTCACCTATTTGGAAAGAACCAGAAACATTAGAGACTTCTAGCAACTTGGGAATAATATCAACCCCACCCTGGTTATCAAAGAAAGGATAGAAATTAGTAAATGGTTTTAATCCAATTGCATTAAATTCAATATTTCTAGAACGGCAGAATGGATCAAAAGTTTCCTCTGCAATAAAAGTATTCTCAGATCTAATGTCATCTCTCTGTACAGTTCTACCAGTTTCTCTAGTAGTTACAGAAGCTGAACCTCCAAGAGCACCACCTCTAGTCAAACTAAAGTTTGCAGCAACTTGGTTATTGAATACAGTAATACCAATAGTATTACGGATAGTATTTTGAGTCTCTCTAGTATTGATCCAATTATCAATAGAAGGGTTGAGTTTTAATTCGCCAGTGTATGCAACAACATGGAATGGATTAATGTTGTTTACTCTTGTAGCAAACTCTTGCTTAATATATTCAACTTCTTCATATTTTAGGGACAATAGATTACCAGTCTTCTGAGTATTTCCATCATCAAGTAATAAGAAGTTAGTACTATAATCGATCTGAGATACTGGTAAGTCGGACTTAGCAGCAACCTGAAGTGCAGAAGACTCAAATTCTCGTAATGGTCTTAGTTCACCAAGGTCCCTATCAATCTCAGCTGGTGAACTGGGATGCATAAAATCAAAGGTCTTGAAGTTGTCAACAAAGAAACCAGATTTAAATCTTGTAAGACCTTGAGCATCTCTAATTTGTAGAGACTCTGCGCTCTTTTCTAAGAGGTTGAGGCTAGTAACTACTTCTAAGTTTTCGACTCTATCAGCAAGATCGCCAATATCTCTCATCGTATAACGACGATTATCCTTCAGATAAACTCTTGCTTCTTCAACATCCTTAAGATACGCAGGAAGAAGAATTGTACCAATCTCCATTCCTGGTCCAGACACTACTGGGGGAATTGGTTGTCTAGCTGCCTTACCCTTTAATAAGTCAAAATTACCATCAGGGAGGAGAACTAACTTGTCAATTCTAGGTAGATAGAAATCATAATCGAAAGTCATTGACTCATTAGGAGTCAAGATTCTATCTGGTTTTCCTACGAAATCTCTAGAGGTATAGAAGAAAGGCGATTCCGAAGCAGAAGCTGGATTATATGTAGGAACTCTAGGTCTAAAGTCTAAAACATCTTGTGCCTCAATACGCCTCGGTCCAATCTGTGGAATATCATTTTTATATCTTTCTTCATCGTAACTATTAACCGTGAAGACATCTCCAGTATCTCCACTAGGTACATCATATCTGTTATGAATAATCAAAAGTTGTCTATGAGGAACATATGCACCTCTATTTCTTACTACTCTTGAATAATCATAGTATTGGTCTCTTTGACCTTTATCTAGTAGATAACTGGAAGTAATATCTCTATACTTACCAGGAACAAATGCCTGTAAGACCGCAGTAGTGTTCGACTCTTCAAAAACTAGTGGTTCTAAAACAGAAAACTTATCGCCAGTAAGATAAACGATTGAAATTTCATTACTAGCTGCATCAATAGAAACTACTTTTGCAATTGCTTTGCTAGTAGTACCAGAAATGTTTTCTCCAATAATGGCACTAGTGAATACATCATCTGTAGATACAAATACTAACTTATCAAGTATAGGAGCAGAAGTATCTAATGACTCGTAGATAGCGACAATATCTGTAGAATCTGGTTCATGCAAAGAAATGTCTCTGTCCTGAACTCTCAGTCCATACAATTCACTATGATTTAATCCATCATTTACACTCGTGGCAGGATCGCTACCAGAGCTCCTATTTGACGATCTAGTGACTGAAACTTGCTGACATCTCTTAAATTCTTTTACTTTATTTTTAATATTAGCCTTAGTAACTGTGACATTAACTGTCATTCCAGTTTGTGAAGCATCGAGTCCAGTAATTGTAAGTTGTGTTGGACTTACTGTTACTTGATCCTCTTGAATTACAGCAATAGTTCCGTTAGAATATTGTGCTTGATATCTCTCTTCATCAAAAGCTGCAAATGATGCATCATCAAGATCTACAGAAGAAATAGGAAGAACTAATTGACCAAGTGCATTTGTAGACTCATTTTGAACTTGAGCAGAAAGAAAAAGAGATGATCCCGTAAAATCAACATTAGAAACATTGAGATCGGGAATAACCGTAATCAAAGATGCATTTTCCGTGCTATTATCTTGCTGACCAATTTTAATTTGACCAGTAAAAGTGGCCACCGAACCATCATATAGATTTGAAACCGTGGTCATAGCACCAACGGTCATCGACTGCAAATCAGCAGCAATGGTAACGACAACATTTTCAACTTGAGTTTCTACACTACCAATTTTTCTAGTGTATCTAATAATATCACCAGGCTTGAATCTTTGAAAACTATCGATCCTAGGTGCAGTTACTGTTGCAGTAGCACCTGCTTTAACCATACTAATCTCACCTGTTCCTAATCTAGGTGGAATTCTGTCAGTTAGTTTCTTATTAGCGACAAAACTGTTACCACTTTGAGCAAACGAGAAAACATCATTTATACCGTAAGCAGTAACTTCTTCAATGGTTCTTGGAAGTTCATCAGTACCATTAACTAAGATAGTTTCTCCTCTTCGGAACGAACCCGAGGTTTGAGTAACTTGAATTGTACTACTACCAGCACCTGCAGATACTGCAAATGCATTAGCACCACTTTCTTTACCGACAATAAACGCCGACTTAATAAGTTCAGTTGAGCTTACATTGTCACTTAGTTTTAGTGTTGTGTATGTTTGAACATCATACAAATACAGATCAAACTCTGTAGATGCATTTTCATATTTTTGATCTCTTAATCCAAAATTATATACCTTAGCATCACCAACTTTTACTGATGTTCCAGGGACATTAGCAGTAGCATTAATATTTGGACCACTAAACAGATCAATTCTGTTTGTAAATGTAGTGATACCAGTTACATTATTTACAACGAACTTATTTCCCATTTCAAATGGGAACGCTTTACCTTTTACTTCTTGAGTTTCTCTTGGTTTGAAGAAGTCAATAGTTGTCGGGCCATCAGTGGATACCTCATATCCTTTTACATATGCCTTACCTGCACTAACTTTTAAGCAAGCAAGATCCTCATCCGGTTCATTGCCATCAAGAGTTGTCTGATCTGAAAAGTATACTCCATTATTACCTTGTCTATCATTAAGACATTCGGTAACATTTAGTAGAAACTTATTGACTGTGTAGTCACCAGACTCGTCAAAAGTTCTTGATGCAAGGTAATCTCTGATCTTAGAATATTCTGTCTCTCTTTTAATTTGTAGTACTTCGCCGTTATTGATACGAAGAATCTCTACAAAGTCAGTATCATTAAAGTCTGTCAGATTCTTCTTATCAAGTACTAAAGTGTACTTAAGTCTATCAGCACCAGGAGCAGCAAAATTAGAAAAACCCTTAGCATTATCATAGAGACTTTCATCTGATTTAGCAGAAACTGTAGTTTCGACTACTTTAAGTCCAACTCTATAAGAAGGTTGTGAACTATATTGGTCTAAAACAATTGTTTGCTTATCTACTCGTACAAAATTTCCTCTAAGAAAGAAAATTCCATTATCAATAGAAGCTGAAGATCCGATAGTGCATGCATTTAAATCAATAGTAGATCCAAAAGTACCGCCAACATTAATAGTTGTGCCACCATAAGTAAATGACTCTTCTGCAACTAAAACTTCCCCATCGTTGAAGAAATTAAAATCTCCAGTAACGGCAGAATTGATATATTTTACGAAGAAAGTGTCGAAATCATTATCAGATTGAGATGCACTAATGAAATTGATTACTTTTGCAGTAACCCCAGTAGTCTGTCCCTTAATCCTCTTACCAATAACCTTATCGGCATATACTCCGATATCAACACCAAGGTGAGTTGGATTTACTTGAACTGCGTAGTATTGTCCATCAAATGTGACGGATCCAGGAATAACTATGGATCCTTCTTTGAAGATGTGGCTACCGAATTTTTCTACTTGATTTTGTAGAATAGATTGTAAGGTAGTAAGCTCTCTGGCTTGTACCGGAAATCCTGGTTTGAACAAAACCCGATGATATCCCTTTTCAGGATCAAAATCATCGTAGTACGGACTTATATTGAGGTTAGTCTGTTGTGGCATCTTCTTAGAATTCTAAAACGATTTTGATGTCTTCTTTTTGACGCTCATTTCTTGTAATAGATGGTCTATTATCAAGATAAAGTATCTCACCAGTCCTTTTATTTATTTCCTCTGCAGCAAGACCATTAGTAAACTGCACTCCCAAATCAATAACCTTACCAGAAGGAGTAGTTGTTGAGATACCGGTAAATCCAGAATCGATGTTTACGCTGAAACCACTTGGTCCAGTAACAGCGTTTCCAGAAGAACTGAATTCTAAAACATCGGCATCTCCACCAACACCGATACTATCAGTAGAATCGTAAAGATTTGGATTCAAATACAAGTTCCTATCTTGGAAATACTTAATGACTCTTGTGCTAGTGTCATAGGAAGCTACATATCCCTTTGCAGTTCCAACTCCCGAAATATCCTGTTGAATCTTAGATCCAATAGCAAGGGTTTGTACTGTATTACCAGTAAATTTTAAGGACTTTGTGGAGGAGTATTCTGAAGTGTTAATAACCGCAGTAGATCCGGCACCTGCGGAAATTGGATTTTTAATAACACCAATTTGAGCAAATGTAGTGTCAGAAATAAAGTCGTATGAAGAGTTATCAAATCTAGAATAAATTAGAACTTTATCAGTTCCTAACTCTTTGTATAAATCAAATCCATGCCCTCTTGATGGAGGAATGATTGGGGTAAGTCTTGCAAACTTAGTTGCAGAACTATTGATCGAAGAAAGATTAACTCTTCCAAAACTGTAACCCTGTCCTCCTGCAGTTACAACTGCAGAAATAATTTGACCATTAGTGTTTGTTTGAACCCTAACCTTACCACCAGTACCATCACCTAAAACATCTAATTCTACTGGAGATGATAAGAACGAATATCCTTCACCTTGCTCATCGATAGAAACAACCTTAATTTGATTGTTGTTAATCGAAGAATCGCCGTTGTCTCTAACAACTTTAATTTCATTCTCAGAGCTAGTAGTCCATTGGTTAGGAACTGCTACATATTCGGTTGAGTCGAATTTGACAATATCTGCAGGAGGAACAGTAAATAGATACTTCCATAGATATCCGTCACCACTCGTTCCAGCTGCGGATGGTTCTAGGTCAGTAAATGTTGGTTCATCTAGAGAAGCATTTGCTGAAGATGTAATCCCAGCAGAACCATTGTTAATACAAATATAGACTCTAAAGTCTTTATTCATAATGTAATAGTTTGCAGAATAAAGTCTGCTGGAGTTTGATACTAATGATCGGTTATTAGTATCATAATCATGTCGATACATATCATATGATGTACCTTTTGTCCACTGAATTTTGCGAATAAGTCTTCTTACATCGGCAGGTAATACCTTCCGACCAAAAAGCATCGTATCGTAGACATGATTAATATAGCTAATATTATCAATAGGTGACGGTGGTTGTACCGTTGTACTATTCCAGGTACTAGTTCTCCCATAACCCGTGATAGTTGGGTTTGCGAGACTCAAAAAAGTAAAGTACGAGTTAGTACCGTCAATTACAGAGTCTACAAAGTTATTTGCATTAATGACCCTAAACTGGTCGGTGATAATGGCTGCCATTATTATGAACGGGCGGAAGGTCTAACTTTTTTGTATTTATAAGATCTTAGGCAATCCTCCAGTTCCTCTCAATCCAGCTCCACGCCTTTGTACAATAGGATAGTTGGTTAGCTGTGGGTCAAAAGTAAGACCCTTGATGTCAGCATAAACTGCATTCGTAGCGTCTCTAGTGACATTACTAAACTTACCCCATGTGAATTCGCAGTAAGGTCCAGCAGTAGAACCAACACCTACAAAATCACTAGTATCTGTATAAGAAGCAATGTTACAAGTAAGAACACCCACGCGACCACCGTTTCTTGTAGATACCGCATGCACATAATAAATGTTATCACCATTGAATGTACTGATACCGACAATATCAGTATCATGAGTGTCAATAGATGTAACAGCAGCACCTGCTGTGTTAATTCCAGATCCGTACAACTTAATTGGTTGTCCAACTAGTAAACCAGCAGTACTATTGCCATCATTTACATAGTCCTGAGCATCAAATTGAATTTGAAGAGCCAAGTCAGTACCAATACCAGGACAAGTTCCGATTCCAGTCACAACACCAACAAATCCCTGAACATTTGCAACTAGTGGTTCGATACCAGTAATATTTTCATAGTTGCTACCATAAACGGCTGTTGTTCCAAATCCGACTGGTGCAATATATGCAAGACTAAACGATCCTGTTAGTAGATCATCGGTATCTCTAAACAAAGCCGTAGTATCGGTGAATATAAAGGAATCAGTTGTGCTAACAACACCAATTACACTTGCAATTGGATTAATCTGTGCCTCAAGAGAATCTCTTGCTTTAGATACCAAAGATCCATCAATCAGAATGTCTTTTTTCTGCTTAATCCAATCCATTGGTTTGTAGTTATCATTACTAATACCTACACCTCTATAGAATGCTGTTTCTACTGTAGCGGCACTATCAACTCTCTTAACAATTCTATTGGCACTCTGAGCAAGATTTTCGGTGCTTTGATCAACTTGATTCAATTCAATTTGACTACTCTTTTGAAGTCTCAAGTTGTCACCAACCTTAATAACTTCATTTACATCGAATAAGAAACTATCTTGTCCAATTGTTCCTCTGTAGAAGAAAATAACAACATTATCTTCGGTAGTAGGAGCACTATTAAATTCAATAACAGAACCGCCGTCAAATGTATAGTTGATACCTGGTTCTTGAATAACACCGTTAATAAAGATCAAAAGAACTGCAGAAAGATCAATTTCTTTAGAATCTTGATCTCCTCTATCAATTTCAAAACTGACTAGTGATGACTGATAGTAAAGAAGGAATCTCTTTTGATTTCCATCTTGGAATGGTTGTATATTATCAAGATAATCGATATTACCAAACTGCCAAGAAGATACTTGATCAGTGAATACATCGACAACTTCAATTTCAAACTGTCTAAAGTCATCACCTGCGAAAGGATCTGTAGAAAGTCCAGTTACTGTAAAGGTATCTCCCCTCTTAAATCCATATCCTTTTTTGGAGAACTGGAAATTAGATATTTGGTAATATGTAGATCCAATACCAGTAGCTGTAGATACCCCTGCAATGTCAATAGATACGGAACAACCAACACCAGTTATAGTTGTATTTCCAAGACCAATTCTAGTAACACCAACAATTGGGAGGTTTTCTCCGTTAGGTTCTGGAGGAAGGATAAGTCCGTTATCTTCAGTATAATTTGTGCCAGGTCCAACGACATTGAATACGAGAGATCCACCAGCACCTACAACAGCAGTAATAGTTGCTCCAGTTCCTGTAGGAGAAGTTATGGCAATACCAATTGTACCCAGATTGGTATTATATCCACTACCAAAAGTCAATGGATGGAATTCTGCAGCAGTACCACCACTTACATAAGCATGTGGGATAGTAGATGCACCAACTTGTACCTTGAAGGTTGTTGCGGAAATAATACCAACAACATAGAAAGGATCATTATGATCTGGGAAAATATTAGTCGTAACGCCAGCATGAGCTGCACCACAAGTGAACGCAAGACCAGACAACTTGACCTGATTCTGGAGTACCAGACCATGAGCAGTTGCTGTAGTAACTGTCATGATACCAGTCTTACTAGTATAAGATGCAGTGCTGATGTTAACTGCTGTTCCTGATGTAGAAACTCCAGTAACATTAGTAATTGTTCCGCCAGTACCAACCTCAAGACGAACAGCTGCTCCATTGAATGGTGCATATCCCATTCCGGGAGTAGATGCTACAGAAACAATGATGCCACCTCTTGGGAGTTGGTTTTGATTAATATCATCTTCATCAATAATTAAATCTGTGAATCCAACGGATGTAATACCACTAAACTGAACACTAGCAGCGGTAGAAACAGGATCTTCAAGAATTTTAAAGTTAGAAACACCTTCGTTATTTTTACCAAATGGTGCTTGGAAAATACCGTTAATAAACAGAACACCGTTACCACCTGTAGAACCAATACCTGTTACAGCTGCACCGGTTGCGGATAAGTTGAAGGTATTTTGAAGACCATCAAATTGGTCTGAGAAATCATCAAACAATTCGTTAGTTTCATAATCATCTCTCAGATATGTTCTACCACCAAAGGATGCTCTAGGATAAGGAAGGTTGGCAGGGTTGATAATTCCTAAGTCACCACCAAGAGGAGCTTCTGTAAAGTGAATTTGACTATTAAGGATTTGGAAAGAACCTCTATGAATTCTTGCTACACTGCCTGCAGCATGATCAGTTTTAGCTGATCCAACTGCTCCTCTTTCAACTTCAACAATACTCCAAGTACCAATACCAGTAATAGGACCTTGAGGTTGAGTAGCAAATCCAACAGTTCTTACAATTGAATATTCATCTTCAATTTTTAGTAAATCTCCAGAAGTAACGGTACTCAATCCACTAAGAGCAAACGATGTGACAATACCATTTACTGCAACATCAAGATCATAAATGATTGAAGTGAAAGAAATTGGTTTTTGAACGATACCGTTAAGAGCGATGACTGATTTTTCATCTCTCTTATTCATTGTAAATCTGTGCTTATTGCCAGCAGATGTTCCAGGTTGGAATGTTACGGCAATACCCTGTCTAGCATCGGTAATATTAGTAGAGATGAAGAACTGACTATTGTTATTCTTAACAATAAAGACGGTGGATGGCAATACCGTTGATCCATATCCAGTAACATACTCAAGAGCACTAGCAGCAACACCAATAATATTGGAATCTGGTTCATATGTAACTTCTTCGGTATTTGAGAAGAAGTGTTTGAAACTAATTAATCCACTTCCAAAATCAATTTGATTGGGGTTTTGTGGATTTAAGTCTCTTTCGTAAATGGGGATTCCCTGGTACTTAAGATCAAAAGTCCTAAGATTTCTATTGTTGATACCTAAGTAAGTATTTTGAGTAACATTTTCAAATACATTTCCATATCCAAATGAACCAATACCCGCAAGAGTACCGTTAGGATCGAGATCTTTGTAAAGAACTTCGTTGTATGAATAGATGCTCACCATTCCAGATACACCTGCATCTGGATAGAATTCTAGATTTACATTACTCCCGCTAAATTCTGCTCCAAATGTACCTATACCAGTAGTTGTACCAATAGCTGCGATTGGTTGTTGAGAAATATAAGTATCTGCTTTTTCTGGATCCGACAGAACATAGATTTGATGTAGTGTCTGAGTTGATCCATAAGAAACATGTACGGTCGATTTGAATGATAGATTAGTAAAGCTACTAACACCAACAACCGTAGAGATGCCAGTAGTTGCAGATGTTCCTGCAATTACTCTAGCAGTTCTTTCTGTGCCTTCTGGAGTAAACTCAAGGTTAAGATGTCTGATAGTAGTTGTACCAAGTCCAACATTTTCAAAAGATACAAACTTAGACCTAACTGCAAGTGGAGAACCTTCTTGATGAACATAGTTGATTTTAACAACACCACTTTCTATAGAAGAGGTGAATGTGCCCATAAACTTAGGACCTGAAAGACCACCAAGACTCTGACGGTTGTTAAATGAAGCCAATTCAGTCAGGTAGGTGTCTGTACCGTCATGTTGTAATGCTAACTCAATATAATCAATTTTGTTATCAACATTATCGACTACAAGGAAGTGTCCAATGCCAGCGACATAAGTTGTTGTGCTAAATCCAACAACTTCTGTTGTAGCACCAGAAGAAACAAGAACATTAGCCGAAGAATTTACGACATTGCCAGTGGCAGTTGATCCAATACCAATATCAGCAGAAAATCCTTGCTGGAATGTTTTAATGTCAAAATTAGTATCAAATGTTTCGTAAGGTTTAATTCTTACCTCAGATACATTATCATTACTATTAAAGAAAGCAAAGAACTCTGCATATCCCGTTGACAAACCAACATTATTGGTATTGTTCATATGGGATTTTTGAAGCAAGAATGTATCGCCGTCAACTGCAACTAAAATAACTTCATTAAGTTGATATTGGTTGTTTAGTGGGTTTTCTGCATTATGAGTCGTTTGGATTAAATATCTTGCGAAATTTCTTCCGGCGACAGCAGCTGCAATAGTTCTGTCATCACTTAAATCATTAGATTCGTTACTAACAAATTCTGGACTAATATCATCGTGAATTAAAACTCTATTTGTTTTATTAAGAATAAAGTCAGCAAGTCTGGTAGATTTAAGTTCTAGGAATTTAGATACATTGTCGGCAGAGTTAACATCTCTAGAAAGGTCAAACTTGTATATTGCATCAACTCTTAAAGGATCGCCAATAAAGTCAAGAACAAATCCACCAGCATCATCTGCAGGTTTTGTTGAATCTCCAGCATTACCAACAGATAGAATTTGAGTATTGGCAAAGTTCTTCATCCCAGAAGGATGGACAATATCATTTACATAAGTAATGATTTCTTCAAATGTCTTATCACTTTCAATAGCATATGACATATTTTGATAATAATCATTATCCGGCAGGAATTGGTTACTATCTCCAATTAATCCAATATTATCCGACCACCCAACATTTGCATCGATTGTAGAATCAATGTCATAATATCCATCGAATATTGTAACTATATCAACTTCTGCCCGGTCTCCACTATTCGTACCTACGAGTAGATCATCCGGCTCTAAAGGTCTAGACCCTTCGATGACCATAATTCCAGTATTAACATCGATAGATCTTAAAATCAGATCATTTTGTAAATCATTATTTCTTCTTAATGGTTCGTTTTTAGAAAAAGGTGAGAAGGCTTTATCGCAACTAAATTGTGCTAAGTTTTCTGCCTTTACAATTTGTCCAAAACCAGGAATAACAGTTGCGCCAGTACCAACATTTGTTGTAAATCCAGCGTACTTGAATGATACTTCTCTTGGGTTTACGGCAGAGTTATAGTCATCAATTACAAAGTTTGTAAATTTGTAATCTCCAGAGTTAAATCCATCGCCATCACCATTGAATTGAATACCTTCAACGAATACCACTTCTCCAATTACAAAGGGTTCGTTTACATACCCAAGAATAGGTGTAGTAATTTTACATGTAACTACACCAACATCCGAGAAAGCTTCGATGATTGAAATTCCATTACTATTCTGTAATGGTGCAACTCCATAATCGTTTCCTGACAAACCCCTGGGTTGTACAACAACTTTTGCTGAGTTAACAGCAGAATCGCTAAGGTCGCATGTAATCAAACCATTATTTACAATCTCTCCGGTTGACTTATCAAAAAGAGCCAGTGACGGTGCATTTAGATAAGACTTGCCACCAAATGTAACTTGTACATCAATTACTCTATTTGCGTTTTTGACCTTTACCGATCTTGGTAAGAAAGCATCCGGTTTTAGTGTATTATCCGAAGGATATCCATAAACATCAGTAGGAACAGTTACATTATTCAATTTGTTAATGGAAGGTCCAATTAAATTTAAGTTTGCACTAATTCCACTAGATCCAATAGAGGTAACTGCTGGAATTGATTGATATCCAAATCCATTGTTGATTATGCGAACTTTTGAAATTCCACCGGTTGCACCAATTGATGTTGTTGTGAAGAAAAGATCTTCGCAATCATCCTGAGAATATCCATCCTTCTCAGCATCAAAAGCTAGAGTTGCAGTAAATGTGGTATCTCCTACACCAGTTACGGTATATCTACCATTAAATGAACTGTCAATAAAACTAATTTTAGTGTATCCATTAACCTCGGTATCTGAGGTTGACATGTATCCACCCTTTTCAAAACCATAATACAATTCATTTGTAATGGATTTATTGTAATTAATAGTAACTTTAGATACATTACTTGGAGTAGTTGTTCCAAGTCCAACAGTATTAACCCCAACAACTTCTAGTTGATCGGTAGTTCCTGATCCGACAAATTCATTAAAGAAGTTATTATCGTAAAAGATCTTTAGTTTACCGCCAAGTAAACTAGGATCATTCATATTGAATACGATATTGTTATTCTTAGTTACTTTAATTGGTGGATTGATTGGATTGATTGATTGTCCAGTAGAACCAATTCCAATTAGGTTTACAACTTCGGGAGGATCTAAGAATAATTGTGCTCTAGATTCTGATAATTGAAAAGTATTCTTATCAACTTTTAAAACAAAATATGTTCTTTGGAATATATTCTCAGGAAGATTTGCCTCATTACCATCAGCACCGTAAGCTAGAATCTTAAATCCACTTTCTAAACCATGATCAGTAAAAGTGAAAGTATTATCGGAAGTATTGATACCTGTTGTAGGAACCTCAAATGGGTTGAGAATAAGATTCCCATCTAAAAGTTTGACAACAACATCTGAATTAGGTCCAAGTCCAGTCGTCAGTCCCGGTCTTACGACTAAAGAAACTTTATCATTAATCGAGAGATTGTGCGATTCACTGGTTTGAACGGTCAATTCTCCCCTATCAATATTCGCAGTTTGTTGTGCATAGTTTGTATTGAAGAAGTAATTCCCAATATCATCTCCAGAGTTCGTAAAGAACAACTCTGGGGCATCAGGAGCGGTCTTAAGTCCAATCGTGTTGGAAGTCTTGCGAACTACATATAGACTTGTTGGAAGAGCACTAGGAGTGGTGTAAGGACTGATTGAGTCTGTAGCCGTCAGAGATGTGTTTCCATTTCTACTAAATGTTACTAAATCATTAGTTTTTAAACCATGCTGACCAATGTGAATTGATTGTGCAAGAATAGAGCGAGATTTAGTTACTCCATTTAAAGATACATTTACTGCTGTAGAAATACCAACAGTAGTTCCAACGCCAACAGACTCTTTGGGATTAAAGTAGTAAAGTTCTTGGAATCTAGAATCAACTGGTGTAGTCTCTGTAAGTGGGAAGTTTAATTCACTTGTAAAGTAAGTAACCGCAACTCCTGCAGATGCTGTAGCAAATCCAGCATATCTTTCTACTCTAAGAATTTTTTCTGTTGGGAATGCATTAATAACTCGTAATGTTTCTGTTCCAATTCCAATAGAATCTCCCGCAGAAACATTTGATGGAACTCGATTAACTTTTAAATCAGTAACAATGCCAGAATACCCATCCTGCTCAAGAAATGTGAAGTATGTTGGTGTTGTAATCTTATGAAAATCTTCAATTCCTTGTACATAAGTGGAAACACCACTAATTCTCACAAAATCATTTTCGCTAAACTCATGATACGGAGAAACTCTGAAAGATACTGATTCTCTTCCTACTTTAAATGGTACATTTGTAAAGCTAACTTGCTCACTACTTACTTCATTAATATGAACTCCATAAATTTCTTGAACTTCTGCTGAAGCGCCTCCACCATTAGTTCCAGTATCATCAAAAACTACAGTATCTAAAACGCTATAACCTGATCCTGCAAAATCAACTTCGATCGAAGTAATCGATCCTACACCGAGGTTATCTGGCGTTGATTCTTGGTTATTAGTTTTGTATGGTTGGAAGACATAATCATATGCTTTGCCGTCACCAAAAATATTATATGGGAAGGTATTTCTAACTAATTTAGAGTTTTCAAAATCAAAGTTAGTTTGATCAATAACTAAACCTCTGATAGTATTTTCTGGAATAGCAAAACTACGGAAAGTATCTCCAATAAAATATGGAAATACTGGTGTATTGATATTATCTACAGTTGCAAAGTATGCGTAGACGCCGAGTGGAAAATCAGGAGTTTTGGTAAATTTTCCGTTATGCTCGTCAAGATCTCCAGATCCCTGATAAGCATAATCAGCAATTAAAGATCCATATGGAAAACTAGATGTGGGAGGTCTATTGATAATTTTATTAGCATCAATTTCATAGCTAGACAATTGCCTCTTAACATCGGATTGGATATTATCCGAATCTTTTAATCCATAAGGTCCATAAATTGGATTGCCGTCATATGCCCACCCAATAATAGGTGAGTGACTAGATCCATCATCTCCGAAGAAATTTCTAATCGTATTTCCATAACCGATATAATTTACAGCAACACCTACACCATAAGGTGCAAGGTAGTCTAATTCGTCTGGATCGAGTCCAAAAGACTTATTAATAACTAATGGTCTTAATGCAGCTTCAAGTCTTAGGTTTGTTCCTACTGGTTGAATATTGATAGTTGTAGTAGAAGAAGCATATCCAACTCCACCAGAAATAACTTTTACTTCTGTGATACTTCCATTGTCGTTTACAATTGCTCTAAGAATTGCTCCATTTGCCTCTGAACTGGCACTAGAGACTTGAATCTCTGGGGGACCAGAATAACCAGATCCACCAGCCTGAACAAATGCACTAATAATTCTACCATTAGAAAAAATTAATCCAATCTGTCCTAAAGAACCTCTGTTAACAGAAATTTTTGGAGGATTCTGGAAATTAATAATAGTGGATCCATAATTTGACCCTCTTTCATATAAAACAGCATCAACGATTTCACCCCGAACAATTGGAGTTGCTACAAGCTCTTGTTCCGTCTGATCTTCCGTTAGTACTTTTACAGTACATTCAATTGGAGGATACGAAAATTTTTGATATCCTGATCCAGGAGTATCTAAGAATGTATGAATTTTTTTAGTATAATTAGATCCCGATGGTTTTGTGTCACCCTTATTACCAACTTCTGCCAATCTAAAACTAGAACTATCAAGTTTCAATACTTGATATTGTTTATCACTACTCAGTCCAGTAATACTAGTAGTATCATATGTGTAATTTAGAATATCCCCATCAGAGAATCCATGATCCTCAAAATACACATAGTCTCTAAATGTATTGATACCAGTTGGTTTAACAAAAACATTTCTACTAGTATATCCTTCACCAGAATTCTCTACACTAATTCTACCAATAGTCTTTTTCTTTTCAAATGTTCTAAAAATGTGCTGACCACTATTAGCACTAGCAGCATCTTCTGAAATAGCAATGGTGCTAATACCAAGGACAGCATCAGACTTTGAATAATGTAAGAAAACAGAAAGGTCGCCAGATGTCCTTACATAGTAGTCTTGACCACTCATCAGGGTCAATTCATCTTTTACTCCACCTGTAGTAGCGATACCTAAATTATTGTTACCATTATTATCATAAACAATTCTATTACCAGTTACTAGGTTATGTTTCTTGCCAAATGTAAACCTATCATTAACAGCCTCTACATTGCCCCCTGAGATGGTGCTGATGCCTGCAAACTCAATCTGCCGGTATCTTTCCTCAAGAAGTGCTCTACCTCTTGCTCCAGTGCCATTACCGCCATAGATTTCTACACTGGTAACTTTATCAATATCAAACTCTACAGGATCAACAAATATATTGGAAACTGTACCTGCGATACTAACGATTGCACCTGCAGTATTAGCTGCACTAACTGTGGAGTCTGTAATGGTAATACTAGGTGGGTTTTGGACATCATATCCAGTTCCACCACTTAAAATATTAATTGCCTTCAGAGGTCCATAGTAAACTGAATCTTCACCTTTGTAATTAAGAATTTCTAGACCATTGATGAGCATTCCAGTATTACCATCAGCAGTAATTTCTGAGGTAGTCTGCGCTTCTTTACCACTCTTAAGATCTTGTGCTAATGTAAATCTACGGATAGGTCTAGATGGAAAAATTTCCCGCTTACCCTGACTAGCAAGAATGAAATCATGTGTTCCAGCAATACCGGTAGGATTGAAATATTCTGGAAGATTTGCTTTGATAAAAGCTCGCGATGTATACAGTTCAATTCTATTGGCAGGACTTAATACTTTTACAAAATAATTTTTTTGCTCAAGACCAAGAATATTAACTGTTCCGGGTGATGGAACATAGGAAATTTCATCTCCCGTTCTAAATGGAACATCGTTAGTAAATGCTAGGGTAGAGTATGCATCTTCTACACTGTAGTAGTTGTCAAAGTTTCCAAGAGCTACAGTAGGATCTACTAATGTAGATTTTAACTTGTCTACAGTAATTAGGTAACTGGGTAGTGAGCTAGAAGCTACATATGCTTCCCTCTTACCTGTTACAGACTCATTTTCAGTTTCAATATAAGAATTATTAATGTCTGCCAGTAACTGATTTTGCCCACCTCTAATAGGAACATTAGAAGAATTTGCTTTTAATTGAACTCTACGAATATCGTAATATAATGTTGAGTTTAATGTGGGAATAGTGCCAGAAAGAGTAATTGTATTTGTGGTGGTGTTTACCGATGCTACGGTCAATCCTGTGGCTTCTACTAACTCTGAATTTCTATTAACTATTTCTACGGTATCATTTTTTCGGATACTACTCTTATCGATAGTCCCGGTTAAAACAAAACCAGATCCAGAGAATGAAGAAACCTCATATCTAGCAGCTGTATTGTACATCCAGGAGTTGAAAAATATATTCTCATATCCTTTATTGATTTCTGGGTTTTCAATTAACCTACCTAAGTTTCTAATCCTAATAGAAGAATCATCATCAAGGTTTTGAAGTGGTTGGTTAGCTAAGAACCTGCTGAGAACACCAGTAACCTTAAATTCTACTCTCTTAGATGAATCGCCGTTCTCAAATCCATAAACAATATTAGGAGCAGAAATATCTGTATTATTTGGAACTGTTGTTGCAATTAATGGACTTACATCAAAGAATTGAGAAATACTCTTCTGTCCATAAGTATATGTTGTTGCACCAATAGACAGAGTTCCTGTACTAGAGAATCCAATAGTAGAATCTACAGTAATTACAGATGCACCAAGTCCAACTTCACCAATATTGCGAGTTTTTCCGGGAACTACAAAAGTACCATCTGTTAGGCTTCGTTCATCAAAACCAGTAAAGAGTGAGATTTTAAAATAATTGTCTCGAATATTAGAAACTTCGGAAATGGGACCAGATGCCGCATTAAACTTATCATTTAGTACATCGTTATCCTGATATAATGTTTCTCCGACAAGATTTGAAGGATTCCCGGAAATTAACTCAAGAGAGAGTGTTTTTCTACGAACATAGTTTGCATATGATGGCTTAATGAGATATTTCTCAAGATCATTGATTTTTGGATCAATGCCAAATAAAGCCTTAAATAAAATCTTAAAAGAATCCTCAGTTCCTTTTGATTCGTAAAGACTTCTAGCCTCTTTAATAAAATTATTGACATCTAACTGTGGCGATAGATTTACTCCCTCTAATCCGGGAGCATACATCGCTTTTAACTTTTTATAAAACTCTTTTAGAAAAAGAGCACTCACATTTTGAACATTTGTGCCAATAAGGTGTTCAGATGCTGTAGTTTGCTCCCAAACTAAATCGCTAGCATTATTAGGTGCAGTATAGGAACTAATCCCGCTGAACCCTCGCGTACATCCAATAAAACTAGTTTCAGTCTTGTATTCATATCCAATAATTTCGGCATCAATCTTAATCAGACCATATTTTGAGGGATATCCATCTGTATTCTCTACAGTAATGGTATCATCAGTCTCAGAACAAGATCCTGTCAGTTGTGTAGATCCTCTAATGACATCTACAGTAAGATTATCAATCTTAATGTAAGCATCAATGTTTTCAGCAATATCTGCAGGTCCACCTTGGTAATCCTGAGAGATATAATACTGTTTCAGGAATTCGGTAAAATTGGGATTTTCCGAGACCGCAAATTCGGGAATAGATTCCGAAACAGTCTGATAAGTTTTTACTCTTGGACTTAGTGGGGAGTTTGTCTCTATCATCCTACTGTCTAATTAGCGATCCGTTGGAGTAACTGGATGTGATTTGATAACCAATACCAGAAATTTGTTGGCCAGAGGAAATCGTGTCTCTCACGATATTTATCTCCGAATTTGATAGATCTAGACTCAGGTAAATATCCTTAAGTCCAATAACATCATTCGACTCTGGGAATGCCTGTACTTCAATAATATTATCTCCAGCTGTAGTAGTGTTGATAGTAACTGCATTGAGTAAAATCTCACCTTTTAAATAATCTACAGTACCTGCAGATTTAATAACAACTTCTGCAGATTCTCCTTCTAACTTTGCTGGTTTAAAAATTGCAATATCGCCATATCTACCATCATCTCTAGGAATATCAGTTAGATATACAAATTCGGGGTCTCCAGCAATCGTAAATCCACTAGACTTAACGGTTCCACCACCTGCTAAGATATGGAATTGATTTCCAAAGCATAATTCATATTGTGCAGTCGTATTTACAAGAACTTTAAGGTCTCTACGGATTGTAACTTTTGTAATATTGGAAGTAATTGAATTATTCGTCTTATCAATAATACTTTGCGATTCAGAATACTTAAATCTACCGCCAAACTTATTCAGATTTGTAGAATTACCATAAGTTGTCAATGATTGAATAACTTCTGCCTTTAATTCGTTCGCATCATCAAAAATAGTGTTGTTATAGTAAGCAGTAGTGTCCAATTCAATGTATAGAACTTTAAGATCTTCAATTCTTTGGTTAATACCTGCAATAGAATAACTTTTAAGGTCGTTCAGGATGTTCTGCTTAGTAAAATCAGATAAAAATGTGCCATTTACTGGTTTGATACTTAAAACAACAGTTCCAAACTCTGGAGGATCTAATTCTTCACCACCAACGACAGAAACTGACTCAGTATTGGGATAAATCTTTTGAATAATAGCTTCATAGTCCCTTGGTGTAACCGCTCTGTTCTGTGCGGAGTACAATCTAGGAGCAAAGTATCGTACAGAGTCAATTGCTTCAATCTCAGCGCCATTACGGGCAGTCTGAGAAGTAGTTACGCTGATTATATTTGTCGATATTAACGAATTATTTGAATCATCTTGCACATCACCGGAAAAAGTGAAATTTTTCCCTTCATTACCAAATTTTCCATCAGTAGTGATGTAATTAATTTCAATTGTATCGCCTTGTTCTAGTTTTGATCCAAAAAGACCATCTCCAAACAGTAATTCATATGTTTCGTTCGGTGATTCTTGAATTAAGAAGATATTTGAGTCTTTTGTAACATTGATAATGTTATCAACCTTAGAAAATGACAGTCCTGCAGTAGCTCCAGACTTTTTAACATTCACCGTAAGGGTATCAATATCAACATTTGAGTTTTCAATGATAAATCTTTGATCAGTACTACCGTTTACTACCCAAGACTTGCCTAATAGGGATCCTTGATAGACTGTAATATTATTAAACGATGCTGTGCGAGGAGGATTTGACCCAACTACGCCTCCAGCATCAATTGGACTCGTTGCAACGATGTCTTCTGGAATAGAAAAGACATAAGAAGTCTTTTCAACACTACCAACTAATACTAATCCTTTCTTTAAACTAACAGTTGTGCTATTTCCATTGAATTTATAGTCAAAACTAATGATCGCTTCTGCTGCTTTACGCGATCTAGGGACATATCCAATGTTTCTTGCAAGAGAAACTACATTTTCTCTTAAAGTTGCCGAGTCTAAGAAGGATTCATTAGCAACCATGTTGCTGTTGAATGCTGTCAGGTAAGTATTATATGCTAAAACATCAATTAACAGCGAAATATTTGACCCTTCAAAGTCAAAATCAGAGAATTCTGAGTTAGACCTCAAATAATCTTTGATCGAACTCTTAATTTGATCAAAATTTAGGTTGGTATACTTAAATGATGGCATTTTTTTACCTAGTTGGCTCTAAAAGAAATTCAAATTCTTGTCTTTGAAACTCATCACCAATAATATCGTAACTAATTAGGATATCGAAAGCATTTCCATCAGGATTTGGACTTACTACAACCTTAGTTCCTGCTATCCTACCTTCAAAAGTTTTCAGTACATCAAAGATTTGTTGAGAAATTAGGTTTGCAGTACCAAAATCAACAAAATCAAACAACGAGCTATTAATATCTGTGCCAACTGTTCCCCGGAAAGGTCTCTCCCCAGGGATTGTTTGTACTAAATTCCTTACGGCCCGTTTGATTGCGTCCTCATTCCTTAAAACTTGGATATCACCAGTAACAGGGTGTGCTTTAAAGGACAAACTAATGTCTTGAAAAGCCCGTGAATTGGTTTCAGCCACGAATCGACACTATATATCGATATTATTTATAGTCACTCTTGGAGAAGATCAGGTTCTGTCTCATCATTTTTATAATCACCTGCTACTTCACGAAGAATTTTGTCTGATTTTTTACGATCAGTCTTAACTCCCCAGGAACCACCGACACCACCGTCCATATTTACAATAAGATCGTCATCCATTTTTGTTACTATAATATTGTAAGATTATTTATTGCTCTTTCTCTGATTCTGTTTCCCAGAAATATTCATCAGTATCTCCTAGTCTACCCCATCTAACACCATTCTCTACCTGAAAGTAATGTGTACTTACTTTGAAGTCTGGTATAAGTGGTTCTTCGGGTGTAATAGACAAGTCAAAGATTCGTGTTCGGTTGTTGGGATACAAGCAAAATTGACCATTCTCAAGCTCAATACAGTTATGTGACTTATGTTCGTCAGGAATTTCGCTAACATTAGTATTTGTGGTGTCTATGTCTGGATGAAAGTTATCTAAGGTGAAGCAGTATTCGCCGTTAAGGGTGCCGAAGTTGCGTGTGCGTACTTGGAAGTCCATTGACCCGATAAACTGCTTCTCAAGGCATCTAACCCCATAGTCCATACAGTTCCAGAACTGAAGGTTAGGGAGATCCAGATCAGGCGTCGGCGTTTCGGGACGCGAGCAAAAGGCGGAAATTGGAAGCTTGTCAAACATTGCTGCATACTTAGGTAAGTATGTCTCAAAATAAAAAGCGCGTCCAGGTATCGATTTACACGATACCCAAACGCCCTCTACAAACTCACCAAATCCATCTTGGAAATCTCTAAGGTATTCTTTACGAACCCAGACTTTCTGTGGTGGAAGATTGATGATTAATTGACTCATTTTCTATTGTCCAACTTGGAGGATGAAAAGCACAATACTCATTGAATGTGATCTTCATTTCTTTATTAGTTAGGTTAGCATTCCTAGCAGCCTTCGGTAAGTTCCACTTAGCAGAGAATAACATCTCCATGGATTCACGAGTCTCTACTCTCACTTACCTTGACCCCGATACCTCTTCTTACGAGCGTTCGCGCTCGTGGCGCTAAGTTTTGTATGCTTGCCAGTACCTTGACGAGTTTTTTTGGGGGTGGCTTCGATAAATGATCCACCGCTCAATGATTTGCTGATTTTAGCCATAATGATTCAATTCTTTCATAGTGTGTGAAATTCTATCAGGATGAGGACGCCCTGTCTGATAATAAGAGTAGGCGTAATCATCCATTATATCTAAGAACTCGTCTTCACTCAAATCGGTGTGCGTCTCAGCACCATTGATATAGATTGTGTAGACTGTCATTGCCATCAGATAACACGCATTTTCTCGTGACCAACTCTGATACGAGGATCACACCAGATCTCGATTCCTGCTTCGATAGCATCCAGACAGAAACTCACATCCTCTCCACACATGTCCTGGACATCCCCAGACTCGAAGACTTGCATCTTGGGTGCAAACCATGGATACTTCATTTCAGCATGCTCAAAGACGCCGTGCTTGATGAGTACCCATCCGAAACCTGTGTAGTCTACGGTGAAGGGCTTCTTACGCTTGGACATCGTTTCACCAGTCTCATGATTCATGACACCACCGTTGTTACGGAAGTCGCCTTCATCCAACCAGTGAGCAACAGATGTAGTACGACCATCTTCAGTCATGTACCAACCAGCTGCAATCTGTTGATCCATAAGAACCAACTGCAAGAACTTCTCAGTATTGAATACAATATCAGAGTCGATCCACAACTGATAGTCATACTTCAGTTTACCATCCCAGGGAATCTGGTCCGGTCCACGCAGTACATTTGCTCCAAGACACTTACAACGAGCAAAGTTTACCATGCTGCTGTAGTCTTGTGAAATCTGAATACTCGCGCCCATCTGTACTAAGTCGAAACTTAGCTGCAGGAACGACTTCATGAATTGATATGAACAACCCCGACCAGGAAGACAGAATACAATTGCTTTACCCCTAAGCATCTCACGGGCAGCATCATAATCCCATTCTGGTTCTTCTTTCTTCTGGGGCGCTTTTGCTTTTACAGTAAATCCTTTAGCCATAACGATTAATTACGCTTCATCATTCTAACAGTTTATATAGTCCTAGTCAATAGGACGCATCTTGATCAATATCGCCCCTGACCATCTCAACTTCGTGATCTGTCAGGTCGATTTCACTACTCTTAATCTTTTCCTTAAATTGCTCTGGAGTGAGATTGGCAAAGATACATTTATCTCCTGAATACACATGAAAGATAGTCTCAGTCTTCGTCATATTTTTCTTCTAGGAAGATCCCATCTACATCAAGATTTAACGCAATCTCAGTACCCTCGTACCAATCTAATTCATTGCAAAAAGTCTCTGGCAAACTCACGATATATTCATCAGTCACAGGGTCGATCCTTACACTGGATATAATTCTGTGAGATTTTTTTTCCATTATGCGAACCTGGGAGTCATTCTTATATATCAGAATTTTTTTTTATTCGCTTGATATTGAGAGGTCGAATTCGGTTCGTTGTAGGTTATAAGGACCCATCGAATTTAAACCACTGTGTGATAAGAACTGTGTGAGTACTAAGTGATACTCAGAGCATCATGATGTAGGTCCCCCTCAGTGATACTCAGAATGTCTCAGAATGCCTCAGAGCTGTTACATAGTGCCTGTGAGTGATTGATAGTCAGCTGGCATGTGATTGGTGTTCTTGGTGTGATGCCTCCATATTATACCATGATACCTGCCATAATGCAATTGTGTCCTGTCTGTAACATAAAAATCCTGATACTTGACAAACTGCGAGTCTCATGGTACGCTCGCTTAGCTAACATCGTGAGAGCACATTTATAAGACTTTTATAACACTTAAAGAAAACACGCAAGTATATTTAAAAAGGTATTTAATAACTTTCCGCGTACTCACTCAGAGGGCACTCAGAGACACTCAGAGAGCACTTAAATAACACTTAGGTGGACTCTAATCTAATCACATCTTCCCACTGATGAGGGTACACACAGAGGCAACATTTTGTCTCACCGTACTTACTACCAGGAGAGGCATAAGAGTTAAAACAAACAGTGATATATGAGGGGTCTATGAAGTTTACATAACCCTCAGTATTACCTATTCTAACTAACTCTCCTTTGGTAAACATGATGTTGTTAGTTGATAGTGTGTTGAGTCTAATAAGTCTGTGATATGTGTTGGTAACTGTCCCTCATCATTCCATTTCATTTTGTACTGTACGATTAGTGACACTAACAGGGAAAGTTGCTGATGTGATAATTGTACTGTACTGACTGATTGTTGATTCATCAATTTTTAGGGCGGCGATGGCATCATTGCAATTGTAATACTTAACAACCTCTTGATAGAGATTATCATCATAGTTTACCATTTAGAGAGACATTCAAGTTTAATATAAGAGGGAACAGATTCATCCACTGTTGTATCATCAGTTGGGAATTGTTGCCCATCTTTATTATACCACATATCATCAGGAATGTCATCCATAATTGTATCGATCATGTGGTCGAAGATGAAGTCTAGTTTTGCCATTGATTGTAACCCTTACTCAGAAAGAATTTCTAAATCGATAACATCGATATCCTCTAACATTATATCACAGATCCGGGCGATTTCCTTTTGAGATGATGCACCGAGTCTGAAGATATGCTGATTATTGTCAATCCTTACAAGTTGTAGATTGACGAACTCTTCGTATTTAGCGATGAAATTAGCAATAAAGCGAGGATGATCCATAATGAGATCTAGGGCGATTTCAGCAATTGCTTCAGAGTGAAACTCGATGCCCTGTGCAAGTCTTTCAATTGAAAGTTTTGTGTTGTTTGCCATAATGATCATGTGGGAGTTAGGCATATCAGTTAGAAGGGAATTGAGCGAGTTTAGCATCAGCAAGAGAGGCAATCATAGTCCATACCATCTCACCGGACATTTTCTCTTGATCACAAATATACTCTACATTATCTTCCATCAATTCTAAGACTTCAAGTGCTTTCAATTCGAGATCTGTCATGATTAGAGAAGAATGAGGATTAGGACGATTGAATAGAAGCGGGCATAACATGATGCCCACTCTTTTTTAGTTTTGATCATGCGAAGGTGTAACCATTGACGAAATCGTCAGCGTTGTAAACTTTGCTCTTACCTGCCTGCCCTACAAACTTGCGGACATACCAAACGAAATCCTTTTGAAATACTCCCTCACCAGCGATGCAGAATTCATCGCAGAGAGCGTTAAGGCGTGATTTAGTGGTTACAGACTGCCAACCGCCATCGAAGATGGTCATGGTGTCGTCTGTGACTTCTGCGATCTTGTTGCCATGCAGGCGAACGACAGAGGTGCCTGAGGTCTCATCAAAATAAACTGCTGTATTTCCTGAAGACCAGTTGCGGTTAGACTGGATGGCGGCGTTCATTTGTGATTCGATCTTACGCATGATGAGAGAAGAGAAGAGAGTTAAGAGGCGGGAGAGGTGCTGTCCCCTCCACTCCTATAAGATACACGATTTTGGGGCGCTGTGCCGTCACCTTGTGACACTTTGGCAACTGGTTTTATTTGCCTGTTCCCATGGGATCGATCGCAGTTTCCTCTAGTTCAGAAATACTATACATCGTTGTGGGGAAATTACGAATAACAGCATCACATAATGCTACAATTAAATCCTCTGCTCCATCTGCTGTGTGACCGTACTTTTTCTCTATAATAGATTCAATGTCTTCCATGAGTTGATCTCTTGCATTCATGTTAGTATAGAGTTGTTGTTTGATAAGGGACATAATCAATGAGAGAGTGAGTGTTAGTTAGTAAGAAACAATTTTATAGTTATTGAGTTCATCTCGTATAACTCTGTTTATTGGTGATAACAAACTACGCTCTAGTCGTAGTTGCCAACCCTCTACAATATCATTCTCAGCGATAACAGCGAAACCAAAACATCCTGGAGTTGGCATCATAAAGAGACCATGCTTTTCTGCCTCTTGACTATTAGCGAAACCTCGGGCAGTGATAGTCCAATCTTTACCAAAGTAAGCACAAATAAAATCTCTCATATCAATCAACCTCCGAACATGTCATCGAATAACTGTTGCCCAGAACGCTCATCTTTCTCTGCTTTCTTTGCATATTGTGCCATGCGTTCTAATGCCTCCTCACGAGAGATTGACTCGGGAAAGTAATAATGACGACCAGCAGGGTTTGTGTAGCGCATAGTTTTGAAAATAGAGAGTGAATTAAGTTGTTCTTTAATGTTCAGTTTGATGCCTCCATGAATACATCGTAGAAGCAATTAAATGCAAACGGATCATGGCAGAATGAAGAGATTCCGCTTTGATCAGCGACCCAATCATATGCCATATCAATATCAGCACCGGTCTCAATCACAAAGGATTGCAGACCTTGAAGAGCGGAGATGAAAGCAGAGTTGTTGAGAAGCATTGGTGTTTTGTTCATGCTGTTATTATGGCAGGTTTTGGGGCGAATTGCAAGCGATAGTGGACACTATCCCAACTGTCACACTAGAATATGTTGGTCCATGCTTGATGTTTAGCAGAGCTAATCCTACCATCTTGAAGTAATCCATCACAGACACGACAGAATACTTCAAACTTCTCCAATCGTGTCATGTTAGCATCAACACCAATTGCAGTTTCACCGACGACTTTGAGAACTTGACCTTTGAGCATGATGTAAAATAGAGGGATGAATGATGAAGCGATTAGAGTGAATTAATCGCTTCATTTAAGATCAGAAAGGGTTAGACCATGACTCGTATTTCTTCATGGTGATGTAACCTTCCTTGCAAAGTGCATCAGTAAAGTATGACCACTGCAAACGCTTGGCAATTGCATCAGTCGCCATTTTTGTGCCCTTAGTATCACATTTCCAGTTGTAACGGAATTGCTCTAGTGCTTGTGCTTTAGTGATGGATCGCATGGGGTGTTTTCCTTTGACTCTCTTATAATACACGAAAACAGACCCCGCACAACCAGGGCTAGACCAGTTCCCCAACTGGATGGAAAAAACACTAAATGTTATCCATGGTTCTCCATAAATTCATCGAGAGTGTAACCTTCGCCTGTTGATGTTTCTTCAATTAATTGTTCTATTGTGTACGATTCCATCTCTTTACGATATTCTTCTGGTGTTGGATCTTGTGGATCGTAATCATCGTGGCAGAGGTAATCCCACTCATGAACAAGTGCATCAATCAATTGTTCTTTAGTGTAGTTCATACAAAAAATGCCTCTAATCCTGTATAATTAATTTGCATCGAAGTGAAGGAAGTAGTATCCTTAATGCACACCTCCTTTCCTACCTTATTTGAGTTGATGGGGGAATGATAAGTGTGCGTAGTGCCTCTCTTTGCTGTTGTCTTTGTTTTACAGAATCCCCAGATTGTGCGAACACGATCAGTAGTGTAACTATAAACATCTGGATGAAGTAACCAAATACGAAGTAAGTTCTTCTTGTATTCTTCACATTCATATGAATATCCATCTGGGGCATTATGATAGAAACTCGGTGGTAGTTCCATCGGTTGGTTCATCATCAGAGGTGTCTTCATTATACCAGAAATCGTACCAATCGTGAGGTGAGTTTGTTACATCTTCAATGTTATTCATTTACAGTAAGATGGTTGAATTTGACACAATTTGTCGTTTCTCTTATCAACAACATTTTGCATATTGTCGGCAAGATCAATACAGAGCAATGCCCCGAAAAGACAAATAGAACAAACAAGAGTAACTCTTAAAACTATCACTGGACAATCTCCACTAGTTTATCCATAACTGGTTTAAGATCATGTTCTTCAGCGTCACTCAAATCAATATACATTTGTTCAATACACCATAGAATTACATCTGCTTGCGCTTTAGTAACTTCAATTGTACTGAATGTGGAGGTTGTCATTTTTTTGGAAATTGTGGTCTTTACTATTTAATGAGGTTAACGAACTCTCTCAATTGTTGAGTCATAATAGTTCATCATCTTACTATCACGCTCCGCAAGGAATAGCAGGTAGCATGTGATAGTGACAAAGGCAATAATGCCACTTAGAAGAAATTGTGTGCCTCTCATTGTGTTAGATAGAAGGATAAAAAAATGAAGCGATTAGAGTGAGTTAATCGCTTCAATCACCAGCGAGTTTGAATTAGTGCAGAGTTGAAAAGTTGTGGTTCTGTATGCATATCAGTAACTTCATACTTATAACCCTCAACACGATTCTCAACCTCTTTCTCAAATGATTCTTTGTTGATATATGACTTAGATTGCATTTTATCGCAGAATGTAACTGTCTTATACATTAGACGCTCGCTGATAGTTCCATCAGCATACTTGACGGGATAGAAGTCAACTACCATGTGAGCGCCGTTTGCTGTGAGTTGCATGCTGTGAGGTGTGTTCCTTTGACTCTCTTATAATACACGAGATCGGGGACCGATCAACCGGGGCTATGCCACTTCGGGAAGTGGTTGGATAATGGAGAACCGTGATTGATAATTATATGCGAACCGAGTACGATTGCCATGGATACCCCACCCCAACCAATTATATGCATGTTTCATATAGAAATCTACTGATTGATCCTCACTCCTAAGATAAAGTTCATAACGATTCCATTGAGGTTCGTTTACCATGTAACGCAATTGGGTTTCAATACTATCAACATTTCCACCAAACTTAGCAGCAAAAGATCCTAATCCATAATAACGATTGGGAGAGGTCCACTGAATTAAACCAAATCCACCTGATTTACATCCATGATATCCAGTCATTGCGCCACCCTCACAAACTAGCGTCTCAAACTTAGACTCTTGTTTAATATTGCCCAACACGACAGCAAGTGCATTTTGATTGCGAATTCCTCGCTTCTGGAGAAACTCAAGTGTTTTTTGTTCGTTTGTTGTACAATCAAAGCAAACTATAATTGGTGCGGGAGGTTGATTGTAAGTAATCATAAGAATAATTTAGAAGAAGAAATAAAGAGTAGAAATGATAACATAAGAACTACATCCCATGACTTAGTTCTTACAAAGTACGGCACTGATATTAAATCAGCAACCAACATCATCATAGCACCTAGAGTTGAACTTACATGAAGAACAATGAAGTATGAGATGATAGAAAGGACACTACCAATAATTCTGGCAGTGACATCAATTTTCATGTTGCTGTCTCTCGTTTGATATTTTTTTCGATCTCTTTCAGATATCTTGCCTTGCCTGGTGTCATCGATGTAACAACAACAGCACCATTAGGACCGTGCCAAGTGTAGTGTTTGCCGATTCGATACAAGATGAAATCATAAGATTTCATTAATTTTCGCAGTTCTTTGGGGATCTTGGTACTCATGGAGGTGTCTTAACCTTACATATTCTAGCACCCCACCACTAGAGTGGCAAGGTAGCGGGTCCGGTTCGTGAACTGGTTGATTTCTCTAACCTTTTGCAGAGATTTAAGGCAGACTGATAGTTACGGCAGACCTTATATTGTCTGCCCTGATGTATAACTACGAATTTTTTGCTATTTACAAGCGGGACCGCTGCCACTAACCCGTTTTTGCTCACATATCCAGAATATCTTAGTTGTGCATCAAGGATGTGAGTATTTGTATGATAGAAGGAACGATAGTTATCAGACATTCATATTAACACGCATGATTTGCACATTACCATACTGAGATTCAACGAGTTGTTCTGCACCTTGTTGATCTTGGCACTGAACATTGACAGTTTGCATTCCAGTCCTAGCAGAGTAGAATGTGACTTCAGCAGAGCGATTGTTGTTTCCGAACATAATAAAAGAGAGAATTAGGCGAATGAGTGAGCAGGGAGACCGTCAACAAAGATGAGATCGATGACTCTTTGCAAACGATTGCGTGTTGCTTGTGATGCTTTGCCACACAGAGGGACAGTCACAACACCGTGAGATTTACGGTAATCTGATAATTTGCCAGGGATGATTCTACCCTCTGCAATATCCTTTGCATCATCTTTGTGTAGACGGATGACACGACCGATAGTCTGTGCCATCTCAATCACGGGCAGATTACGCAGTAGAATAGTATGAGTCAAACCAGGGACATTGATACCCTCAGACAGAATGGAGTAGTGAAAGACGATAAACTTTTTGTCATCATCTTTACCCCACTCAGTGAGGGTTTCAAAGAACTTATCACGACCAACTTTCTGACGATTGACATATGCACCATGCTTTGATGTAATATGTAAGATGTCATATCCCATCTCATTGAGTGAATCAAGGATATCTGTGCGTGATAGCATAGCCCACAATATGCGAGTATTGGGAGCAGCAACTAGAATCTTTGCAGAACTCTCATCACCAAGATCATCGATGATATCTAACACCATCTCACGATCTACATCATGTGCATTATGCTTGTTACGCACAAGTTCTGTCTCATGGACAACTAACTCTGGAGGAATGATGCTGCCATTGTTGATAAGTTCGGGGGCAGGTACACTCTCCAGAGTATCACCGAAGACGACTTTATTGTTCATCCCAGCAGCATACGGATTGCGTGAGTATTTGGGAGTTGCAGTAAAGAAATAAGCATTAGATGCTAGTTGTGAAGTAGCAGCAACACCAACAAAGTGATTCTTTTGAGTTGCATTGTGTGCTTCATCACAATACAAAACATCGACTTTGATGCCACTGTCAACAATCTTGTGTAAACTGTGGTAGGTAGTGAAGATCAGTTGATGGACAACTGCATTCATACAAACATCATCATGACGCTGAATCTCAGCGACTTTAGTAGTCTTGAAATGAGAAGTCTCACCACTGTGAATATGCATCACAGTATAGTTGTTGTTGTACTCATATCCATCAATACCGTCAAGATATTGCATGAACTCACTACAAAGTTGTGAAGCGAGGAGAATACGAGGAGCAACAACAACTACAGTGAGAGGATTGACTGCACTGTCAAGTTTACGAACACAATCTTCCATCATGATGACGGTCTTGCCGCCACCAGTAGGAACATAGACACACCCTTTAGTTGCGTTTTGAATAGCATCAAGAGCGCGTTTCTGGTGAGGTCGGAGTTGCATCAAGTGCGTTGCTTGCTTATGGGTTAATTATAGCAGATCCATATCCTTGCGTCTATGACCACCAGACGGTTCATCAACTGTCCTAGTATACTCGTACCATGGATGAGTATACTCTTGTTGCATATTATTCTCTACCCATTTCTTCAGAGATTCGTATCTCGCTTTCCAAATTAACGCTTCTTCAGTCATTTTTGTCTAATACTTCAATGTGTGATAGAAATTGTGCAGGTGCTTGAAACCATAACATTTGTGCATGTTCCCAATTGTCAACAACTACAGATTGTTTATTTGAATAAACAATTTTGTAATCATGTCTCTCATAAGACTCGCTAGAAGTTTCTGTGAAATAACGCGGATCGTTACGGTCAATCAATTGGGACATTCTGGTTTGAGTCGATGTCCATATTCTATCACAACTTCATCGTGTTCTGCGAGGTCAGTTGTGACAGTTCTTCGAGTGATTTTATACTTATCACCAAGCATTTTAGCAGCAGTATGCAAAGCCCATGCTAATTCATTGTCTTTAGACATTTTTCTCCGCTCGTATTTGCTTGAAGTATAGTTTATAATAGTTTTTCTTTATAGATTCAATCTTGAGCATATCTTCTTCAAATCCTAAGAATTTAAGCATCTGATATGACCCCTCTAACTCACTAATTAACCTTGCATAATTAGCAGAACATCTCTCCTGTCCACCAAATTCATACTTACTCAACGCCATATAATACTCCACCTTTGAATGTTAAATATCGTCGCGGAAGTGCTGCATAGTGCGCGTTCCACTGCGCTGGATATACTTCTATCTCCTTATCTATGAATACGGGACTAACTTTGCCATGACAACCATTTGGAACTGGTTTTACTTTCTCCCATATATTCTCTGCTTTCTCATTGATAATAAGATCTTGTGTTCCTTGATAATTGATATCCCACAATCTACCTAGAGGATCTATCCAATAATGATACATGCAACACTCTAAGTCCTTGGTCTGCAATTCTTTAGTAAACCCAGCACCAAGATCATAAGAAGATCTTAGAGTATCAAACATGCCCATGTTATTGATAGATGTGAAACATCATACCGTGGTATCCAGAGTTATACTTTTTGCCTGATCCTTTCATCTGAAGATGGAACAGTTTAACTCCACTAGCGGTACGAAAATGTAATGTCGTATTATTTAGAGTCCACTCTCCATCCTCACATAACTCTCTAAGATATGCAACATCGATGAAGCGCATTTCATCAGTTTTCTTATTACGCCATATCATTTGACTCACAGGATATCCATCATTAAGACCATGACGCACTATCACATCAAAAATTGCCATCTTATTGGCGTTCATGAAGGTCATGAAGGCGTCTTTAATACCCTGAGGGATATTGTCAGCGTACACACGATTTTGACGGATCTCAGCGTCACTCAGAACGAGATCCTTATGGCGTAAACAAACAGTAGACATACCAAAGTTATTAGGAACACCAAAGAACAACCTAATAAACAGAGCTGGAAAAGTCTCTTGAAGTCCAAAATACTCAATGAATTTACGAGAGGATAATAATGCTACTTGAGTATGGTTCTTACTTACATTCTTGACAGAGTATGCAATACCAGAATCGTTGTCATAAACATCGACTTTAGTATCTGGGCGACCATTAACAACATGATCACCACCAAATACCTCATTTAAATATGCGGGAAGATCATGCTCATATGCATGACCCTCAAATTTGGCGAGTCGTCCTGCTTCAGTAGCGTTCATGGTTCCCTGTCTTATGTCTATATTATAGCAACTAGAACCGGATCATGACTTCTTTTTGGTCCGCTTCTTAAAGTGTCCATCCATCATGGAATCTAACACAATTTCACCAAATTTCTCACTAGGTTCCCACAATGGTGACATGAGAGGATATTTATCTGCATATGGAGCACCTAAACCATATACTGCTTGACAGAAACTTTGGTAGGGACCTAACATTCTATATGGTTCATCTGACTCATCTGTCATTCTTTGACGCAGATAAGTTTTATCCTCTGATTGTGCTTGATGTCTAAAATAATCAAGTCTAATGTTCTCTTCAACAGGAACTTCTTCCATCTTCTCATATACTAATCTACGCTCAGTTGAGTGTAGATCTTTATCCTCAAGCAACCTACATGCCGTTTCTCTAGCGTTAATCCAGAAATCAGATTGACGATACTGTGTACCAAATTGTAGATAGAATGCCATAAAAGCAGCAGCATCGATCTGGTGATCTCTCCACCTATCTTCAATTTCTAGACGCTGTAAGTTATTGCATGGACTATCATTATCACCAAATATAAATTCTCCTAATGCTTCGCCAACATCAGTCTCAACATAACTATTAAACCCAATTAAATCATCGTTCATACCTAGAGCACGACCACATCTTGCATACATTTTATTACTATGAATGCAATACTCAGATACTTTATGATCAGAATCAGTCTTCTTATATGAGCAATGCTTTTTAACAGCGCAATGCTTATTAAAATCTTCTACTGCCTCTTCTTCAGTTGTAATCTCATGATCATATGAATAGATCCATGTTTGTGCATCTTGTGTAGGAATACCAGTCAAATATCCATGCTCACATGCAATAAATGCGCTGTAGTCCCAGTCACCAGGAATCTTACGATTAACAGTTAATTTTGTATCAGATGGATTGAATAGTGCATCTTTAAATGAAGTCTTATCCCACAGTCCACCTCTTACACAGTCAACGACGAAATCAAACTCCTCACCGTCGATATATGCACTATCCTCATCAAATGTAACATCTTTAACTCTCTTATCAACTAAGTTAAGGTTAAAGTGTTGATTTCGTACATTATCCCAAAAGAAGTCAACAAACTTACCTTCATCAATATGCATTGATACCTCAGTAGGATCAAACATAACGAAGAAGTTTTTATCAGTACGATTACCAAACCCAATAAACTTTAACCCAAGTTTTTGAGTCGCATCAAATCTTTTATGAAAGTCGAGTGTACTAATTGTGGTGTTGGTAGCAATAACAGTAAGCCAAAGTGTATTGACTTGCACTCCGAAGTTGTCAATTTTATGCGAGCAATCCCGTATCCATGTAATTTCGTCATCCTGAAAAATGCTATCTGAATTATCTCTACGAGCAATGAGTTGTGTAACAGTCGCTACAGCATCTGCACCTGCACCGATAACAGCGATTTTCCTACTCATGCGTCTAGAATTATATCTTCGTCTATTTAGTTAAGAACCGGTAGAATATCATAGTCTTCAATTCCTTGCTCTTTTAGCACATTAATGTACCAGATTACATCTTCTTGTCTGTAGAATACTGCCTTTTGAAATGAAGAGTATCCTTTCTTTGGACGCTTCCAACAGAGAGCGAATTTCATTGAACTCATAGCTATAGTTGTGCTGAACTTCGACAAAGTTAGTCTACTTGGTTGCCCAGGTCTTGTCAACCGTAATGTTGGCAAGACGAAACTCATCGTCAACAAACTTCATCATAGACTTATCGTTGTGGACAACATAACCCTCTGGATTTGTAGGAGTTTGACCGATGAATGTCTTGATAGTACCGACTTTGTTGAGTTGATCGATAACCATCTTCTTAGCACTACGAATAGAAATATATGCAGCAACTAGAAAATAGAACTCACGACGGTGATGTGCAATAAACATAAGACCATCAGATTCCATGTTGTCATACTTTTTCTGAGTGGCAGCAGTCTTCTTCTTACCTTTCTCAGTTTGAATAGCAACTCTGTAGAATTGTGCAAACTCAGCAACCATTGTCTTTGCATTGACAATGCCACGACCAGCACGAATGCGCTGATTGAAGAACTTCTTAATGAGAAGGTGCATCATTAGATTAGATCTACCTTGACCTTGTAAGATGTCAAGAAACTTAGAAGATTGCTTTAGCGCACCTTGTGCGCGATTGATGTGAGCATTGAAAGTATACAGATCTCCTTGATCAAACAAAGAAGAACCAGTGGCATCAATAAAATTCGCACTGGCAACAAAAACATCTTCAGTAGAATGATACTTAGGGGCTTTCTTGAGAGGTACAACTTCCGCAGTCTGTAGAGTATCGCCCTTGTATTTTGTATGAAATACGATTCCAAGTTTGGAAAGATGAACGACAGAACCTGTACGGGAATTACGATCAACAGCGTAAGTAATAGTATTAGGAGTGAAACAAATAACTCTGTTTCCACCGATAATGCCGCTTCTCTTATCTTCCGCAGTGAATAATAAGTCACCTTGAACGATACCTGAGATATTGAGTTGAGGAAGATACTGCAAGCAATCTTTGAGTTTGGATGCAAGTTGACCAGTATAGAAACGATCTACATCAGTGTCATCAAAACAGATCTTTGGATTGACTTTGTTGAATACTGATTTAGTACCAACAAAGAAACGACCACTGACAGGTTCTGTGCCACAAATGATAGCTGGAGCACCATCCCACTTCGTGGTGATATTTAAGTCACTAGACTTGCCAGACAACATGTCACTGAACTGACGCAAAAATGTGATGACATTGAAACCACCAGCGGTGCCGCTGTTCAGGATCTCGTCTTCTAGGTGCTCAAGGTGTGTGTTCTTCATGTCTGTATTATAGCGCCTACACTGCGTTGTGGGCGGTTTAGTGGACAGTTCTTCATCTGAACCCAGGACCGTTTGCCCAGACCACTAGAGAGCGTCTAGTGCCCCTTGTGACAGGTGTCACACGATGAACCACATAGCTAGGAAACATCGTAACTATGCCTCTATCATCTGCTGCTGTTTGAATGACACCATTATGTAACTGCAACTCACCACCATCATAATCATCAGGATCAGATAGTTGCACCGACATACTTAACTTTCTGGGTGGCATTTCACCCAGAACCATATTATCTACATGCCAACGATAAAATGAATCATTATCATTGTAAACAGTATATTGTAGATGTTCATGAAATCCATGAATATCAAATCTCCAATGCATACCATTCATACATCTAAGAATATTACCCAGTCTGTCATATATCCACTCAGTATCATCATTCAACTCAATCCATGAGTTCTTTGACTTTCTAATACTTGTTTCTATTTCGTGCGATTCTTCATCCTGCCCTACAACTGAGTCATGAGGATTTAATGACTCTCCATAAGTAATAATCTTATCACATTCTTCAGATGTAAATCCATCTTCCCAAGACTCATATAATATCTCCCCCGTACCAAAGTTTGGTGAGGGAGATATGCGATAAATTGACATAATAAAATCAGTAAACTACTTTAATATCCCCATTATTAGGAATCACTTCATATTTGCTACCCTTAACAGCGCGACCACCTTGACCACCAGCAGCGCCACCAAATGCAGGTTGACCCCAATCACCACCGGATCCACCGGGTTGACCGGGTTGGCCACCTTGTCCAGGAGTACCAGCTCTTCCAGGGGTTCCAGGTTGACCGGGTTGACCAGGTTGACCGCTACCACCGGGTGTTCCACGACCACCACGACCACCAGGGGTTCCAGGAGTTCCAGGAGTACCAGCACCACATGATGCACCACCACCACGGCCACCAGGAGTTCCACTAGATCCAGGAGATCCACTACCACCAGGTTGACCGCCTCCGCCGCCACCACCTGATCCACCGGGACCGCCACCACCACCAGGGGTGCCAGGTTGTCCAGGAGTGCCAGGTTGTCCAGTGATATTGCCCGTCTTATAGTTCCAACCGCGACCGGGAGCACCTACCCCACGATAGCCGCCGCCACCGCCAGTTCCATTGTATCCTGAAGGACCACCTGAACCACCGCCACCACCTGAACCACCGCCGCCGCCACCGCCGCCGGATCCACCGCCACCGCCTGATCCACCGCCACCACCGGATCCACCGGAGCAATGATGCCGATGTCTCATACTGTTTCTTGCCTGAAATGTATTTCTGCTCTGATAACCTTGCCTCTCCTGTTTTGGTCCCCTTCTACTACGGGGCCAACCACCATACCGTTTTCTTCTAGATCTTCTATCTCTGTTACTATTTCTATTTTGCTTACCGGATCTTTGCTGATACCCATGTCTCTGCTGACCGCCACTACCGGGTGATCCAGGACTACCATTTCCACCACGACCACCGGGTGATCCACTACCACCTGAACCACCGGGTGATCCAGGACTACCAGGAGATCCAGAAGATGCACCGGATCCATTAGATCCAGGAGATCCGTTAGATCCAGTTTTGCCACCACCACCACCAGCATAAATGCGAGAGTCTGATCCTTCGCATTCTACAAATACTTTACGAATTGCAGGAGCACCAGGATTAGATATTTCAATCGCATGACCGCCAGGTTGTCCCTGTGCATTTCCCCCGGCAGAATAAACACCATATGATGGTGGTGCATTATTTACATAGATGTTTAGATTTGATGATGCATCATTAGCAACAACAGCAGGAGATGCAACACTGGTACTAACAATTCTACCTTTTATCCTTAGATACTTTGATATATTTCTGTTAAGATTTCCATTCCATTGTGCATTGATACTAGGAGTTGATGGACTATTTAAATCAGTAACACTAAAGTTTTCTTCTTCAGAGTTAGCTGCCTGCTCAATTACATATTCATCAATAATACCTCTAAGATCTTGAGGTGTGATAGCTCCACTCGTACCAACACCTACATTTTCAGTTGCATCCAACACATATGGTAGATGAGGAGAAGATGATGTGGCATATTTGCCTGTATTGAAATCATATGGTGCATCAAGATCTGTGACTCGATGCATCTCAGATGCAGAAATTGAGGCGGAAGTATTACCTACTGCCGCCCTAACATCACCATAAGAAATCTGTGTTCCTGGTGTACCTGTGAGGAGTTGTTGAGTTTTTGTGCTCCAATCTCCGTAAGCCATATATCAATCCTTATGAAAGCGTGAATGTTACTGAACCAATACCCGCAACCGAGATATAAATTTTAGTCGGATCTGATGCGTCCTGCTCAATATTTAGGGCTGAAGTTCCAGATGAAACATATGATCTGAAGATGCTAGCATCTGTTGCACTCGAACCTTGAGTGGTTGCATATTGGTGCTTATTATATGCCTTGTTATAGGTCATATGTGCAGTACCAAAACCAACAGGAGTTACACCGAACTCAGCACCAGGTTGAACAGCATTGTCAACATTAGCCAGGATTTTAGCAGAACGATCAGCATCGCTATCAACAATACCACCAATATATCCAATTTCTTGAATATATTCAATAGGATCGTGATACTCACTTAGAACTGTTTTAATACCAACTGCATCAGGACCATTACCTTGGAAAAATAGGTTGTTAACATCAGAATTAGCATCAAACCAAAGACATCCAGCTTTAGATCCAACTGGTGTTCCATCATCTGTATTGCAGAGAATAAGACTACCAACAGATTGTGATATATCAATTGTCGAAGAAGGGGATAATGTATCGAATCCAACTCTAACAAAACTCCCGGTATCAGTACCACCAAGACCAGTATGATTACTGTAGAACTTGGCATTTTTATAAACTTCTACGGCATTAGAGTCATTTAGACTAACCTTAGTACCGATACCAACACCACCCTCAAAGATTGATTCTCCACCAACAAATTCCTGAGATGCATTTCTTCTCAGTCCAACATAGAAATCAACATCATCTTGACGCTTACCTGATGTAGTACCAATACCAATACCACCATATCCAATTACAGCAATTTCAGCATTGTCATCCATGCTGATTCCTTCTTCTACTCTAATACCACCAAGTGTAGTATTAAATCCAACCTTCTTAATTAGTAAGTTAGTGTTATTTCCGTCAGTAATGTCAAGGTCAGCAACAGATGTAACACCGACAGATCCAATCATGAACTGACAACTAACCGCTCCTCCTACAACAACACTTGTACCACTAATTTCTCCAGTACCACCATCTAACCGAATAGATCCAAATGTACTAATACCACCACCATTATAAACAAATGTACTCTGAAGAGTCAAAGACTCTGCGAAAAGTGATGTTGTAGTAATAATACCACTCAAGTTAGCAAATACTGTACCAGATGCAGAAACTTGTGTTGATAGATCCCCAAAGACTAAGGTATCTGTAAGAATTCTACATGTGCCACCAATATTGACTTGCTTGAATGTTGCAGAGTCTCCACCAGTTTGAGTAATATCCCCGGTAATTGTTGTGTCATCAAGAGTTGCACTAGATCCTGGTACACAAGAGACAATGCCAAGTACAACTAACTCAGTAGCAGTAACATCAGAAATATTTACAGATCCGCCAAATGTACCACCGATTGAAAGATCACCACCAATAGTAACATCACCACCAAATGTACCATCTCCTGAGAAATCAGCACCACCAATAACACCCAATCCCCTACCAAGTGCAGAGGATGTACTACCTACACCAACAAAATTGGATACGATTACCTCACCACCAAATGTAGATATGCCAGTGTTTCTAATAAAGATGCTGTTAATTCCAAGAGAATCAATCTGATCAACACTAATATCAGGTACGCCAGTTAATCCTTGTGCCAAACCTGCGACACCAGTAATATCACCGATAACATCGCCAATGAATCCACCAGCAGCGCCAACCGAACCGCTAAATGTACCTGTTCCGACCACATCGAGATCATAATCGGGGTCAACTCTAGATTTACCAACACCAATCTTACCTTCACTAGTAACAACTACACGAGGCTTATTCTTAATAGCATCTGGATCTAAATCATCTTGCCCCCAGAACTCAACTTGTCCGATAGGGGTATTACCTACACCAGTTACGGCACCGTTGAAAAGAATTGCTTGTCTTGGAATAGCACCACTAGTTTCAATAAACCTAATGCCATGACGACTGTCTGCGTTAGATACAGTTCCAATGAAAGTAATACTATTCTCATCATTAGTGAATGTCAATCCACGATCAGTGCCAATCATGGCACCTGATGCCATATTTAATCCACCAACAAATGAACCGATACCAGTCAGTTCAATATTACCACTACCACTGACAGTTTGAACGCCAACAATATCACCAACCAGGTTGATGTTACCTTGCTGTGCATTACCAGTAAGTGTAATATTTTTTGCACTCAGTCCTTCAAATGTACCAACACCACTAATAGCATCAACTCCAACAAGATCACCAACAGCAAAAGATGCCTGTGGGAATGTTACAGATACACCAACAGGTCTAAATGCATATATTGTTGATCCTACTCCAGGTGTATCATTATCCCATACAGATGTTGGAAGGTTGGTTAATTGAGATCCATCACCCTCAAACTTGACAGCTCTTACTGTACCCCCAGTGGATATAGTAACACCCGTTGTTCCTACACCAACTTGAAATACTGCTTCAGGTACTGTTGTTCCAATTCCAACTGAATATCCTACAGCAACATTAACATTGCCATAATGTGTTTGATATCCAATTACATTGACATCTCTAAAGTTAGCTTGATTTTCTACAATCAAGTTACCCCGAATATCAAGTTCCTCTCTAGGAATAGTCGTGCCGATTCCGACTAGACCATTACTAGAGATTAGATCATCTGCATCAACCTGAATGCCATCTCTAAAGTTGATGATTGTCTTGTAATTATTAGGCATTATCTTTTAGTGGCAAGACCTTTTTACTTATTTATCCTTTAGTTCATCAACCTGTGAACTCAGGTCTTTGACTGCTTCAATAAGGAGAGGAATTAGTTTGTTATAGTGGACACCTTTAGTGCCATCAGGTTTGGTAGATACTGCCTCAGGGAGAACTTTTTCTACATCTTGAGCGATAACGCCAACATCGTGACCTGTATAGCTCTTGTTACCTTCCTTCCAATCGTATTCAGTACCACGAATCTGCATAACCTTAGCGAGAGGATTATCAAGTGTGGAAACATTTTCCTTCATAGCAAGGTCAGATGTCTGACCATAGAAAGCAACAATGTCATCACATACATGGAGTGGACCACCACAATATGTAAATCCTGCACCACTCATGAATACATCACCAGAGAATGTGGTGAAACCATTGAAGTTAACCTGCTTCTCAAATGTTACAGATGCTGTGTACCTAGTATCAGTTGCGATAGCAACAGCGAATCCAGTTGCAGCATTAAGAACAAGATCACCAGATCCAGCAACTGTTCTAATTTCTGTCTGTTGAGTACCAACACCAACCAGAACATTGTTTAACTTAGCACCATTCGGGAAGTTTCCAACAATTTCAAGACTTCCACCAAGTTCAACAGTACCACTAGTAATTAAGTCATCAGTGAAGTTAACATCGTTGGAGAATGTGACAGGACCATCAAACTGAGATAGGATATTCTGTTGAGGACCACCTTCAACAATGATTCTTTGTCTAACAATAACTTCATCAAATACAACAGAGTTACTAGATGCAGATTCACCTGTTACAGTAGGAATAGGAATACCGAAGGATGATTCTTCACCACTAGAAGAAGAGATTCTCTTGTTACCAATGTAGAAGTCACCTTCATTATTCAGACCAGTATATACAATTGCACCTGCTGATCTTTCTTGTGCCTGTGACAAATACTCTTCATCATCAGTCAGTGTTCTGTTCTGTACTTGGGGAAGACCTGTTGAATAGTTACCAGGACCATATCCAAGATATTCAAATGTGTGTCCAGATGCACGAAGAATCGATGGACGACGCATTTCAATAGCTAAAGGATCGACTTTTCTGATCAATGATCCTACATAATGTTCTGCCGGTAGTGTACCAAGCGCACCTCGAATAACACGAAGACCATCATTACCACCACCAATCAAACCTTTTTCAGATACTCTCATGATCTCAGCATCAACCTCAACATAATCACCAAGTTGGAATCTTAAATCAGTACCAATACCAGCATTGGGAAGTTGTAGTCTAAGTGTTGTTGATGTTGCATCTAGTGCATCTTTAGCAGTTGCATGCTCGCCACCATATAGATTGGTATATCTCGATCCAATAGCTTCACTAAGTGGAACTGTCTGATTATTACCATTGAATGCAGTTTTATACAGTCTATATCCAGCACTATAATTGATATCATTTACTGTTGTAGTAGTAAATGTGTTAATACCTGCAACTGTATTAACCGTAAATTCTCCAAGATTGTTGCTACTAGCATCTACAATCTTGAATCTAGATCCTTTACGGAGTCCGTGAGGATAAGATGTTGTGACAGTTGTCAATCCTAATGTGCTATCAAAATGAGTTGATGCTAGAGAGACAGAAGGTGTAACTCTGTAAGCATATTGACCTTCAATAACAATAGGATCGCCAGATGTTACTGCAATAGCAATACTATTCTTATCTGGTACACTAGTAATTCGGAATAATCCATCACTAGTTGTGCCAATACCAGTAATTGATACTACATCACCAATACATGATGAAATACCAGAAGTGGGAACACCAATAGAAGATCCGGGATAATTCTCAATTGTTAATGTTTCTCCACCAGAGAAACCAGAACCAGGAGCAAATACTTCAAATCCAGTAATGGTAGTAGAACCAACACCTACAGTAACTGTAGCTGTGGCACCATTCCAAACACTACCATTTAGTAGTCTTATATTATGTTGTGTAGTTACAGCATATCCCGTAGAAGATACCAAATTCTCGTGAATCTTAAGTCCACCTAAATCATGTTGGTTTTCAAAGGTAACTGTACAGACACCAGCAGAAATACCAGTAACACTGGATACTGCATAACCAACATTAAATGTAGTTAAGAACTTATCAACAGTTTCTCTGGTCAAAGAGTTCTTAAGATCATTTACATCAACTTTACCCAAAGGTGAGCGTCTTGCAAATGATTTTGCAGCTGGTGGGTTAATTAGAACATTATCTCTATCCTGTTGTGGATAGTAAAAAGTAACATTCTGCTCATATTTCTTAGGAGTAAACTCCTGAGGTGGTGAATAGTCAGCAGAAAGAAGTTCTAAGATGTAAACACCATCCTCCTGTCCAGCGAGATATTTTTCAACAACGGTACTACGATATACTGAGAAGTTTTTCTTATTATTGTTAATTGCAAATCTAGGCAGGAATAAATTTCTGCTGTTGACAGTAGAGACAAAATTACCAGTGTTTCTTTCTACACCACCATTGTCAGTATTGCCATAATTAAATTGATATGCATCAATTAATCCACTAACAGTAAAATATCCATTGTATCCTTTGTTAGCAAGTCCACCAGTATTATTAGAGTCTTGAACATTCTCTACGAAGATGATATCTCCAACCTCAACCATGTGAGGTAATTCAGTTCTAACAGTAACAACAGATCCTGTTTCACTGATATCAGCAATAAACTGATGATTTCTCTTAAAGTTGTTATCGTCAAGAGAAATTGTAGTTGATGACGGATCACTAGTCTTAGCAAATCCAGTGAGGCTAGAGTTTTGGATGATGAAACCATTTACAGGGTCTCTAGAGTTTCCTGCCTCTTTAGGAATAACATATCTTACCTTATACAACTTATCTTCAATACTTCTCTTATCTTCAAATCTTCTGATGAAACCAATGTTAGTTCCAGCTCCAGCGTCTAAATTGATATTTGTTTGAATCTGAGGATAGATTGTATTACCATCCTCTACATGCAAGAACCATTGTTCCTGGTTAATATCCCATTGAATTGGATGACCAATATCACCAGTTTGCTTATCAGATACTGTACTTTGAACTCTTAATGATGAACCACCAAATAATTCAATGGGGATACCATTAATAGCATTGGAGAATGTAGTTGCTACTTTTAGTTCGGTTGGAGAATCTACGATAGCATAATATATTCTATTAAATTGAAGACCTTCTGGGAGATCACCATCATCACTGAAGATTCTAATCTTCTCACCTGTTACCAAACCAATAGCAGTATTGGTCATTGCAAACTGACTATTTGGAACAGTTAGACTGCTATTTTTAGACCCAGTTTGATCACCAAGGATTGCTGTCGCAACACCAGACAGAACATTCTCTGACATACGAACATCAGCATTATATTCTGTACCACCAATAGAGACATATAATTTTTCTGTATTATTGGCACCAATTCTAAAACCCTGAGAGAGTGATAGAGGTGGTTCATCCTGACGATCAAACCCGAAGATATACAGGTGACTGGATAAACCAACATTTTTGGTCTTACTTACATCTAACTGGTAGAAACTTACAGTATCAATTTTAGATGCTGATGTATCTACATGCTGAGGTGTGGTGATATGTGTAATATATCCTTGATCATCTCTTGGGAATGCTGCATCTCTAAATCCATCTGCTAATAGAGCAAATTGACCAAAGTTAGAGTTTGAGTTAGTAATAGATGCGTCAGCACCACTTTCACCAACAAAGTGAGCATTGTAACCAATAGCAAAAACAGAAACGACTTGAACAACAGCGTTTTCTGAGATCTTGATATGAGATTGTTCCCATCCTTGTCTATAAACTGCACCAGAGTCTAGGTGATAAACAGTGGTGGCATCAGTAGATGAAGATTCTGCTGAAAGCGTAGATCCAGATACTTTTTGATATGCAATACCTTCGTAGAGTCTAGATTGTGAGTTGTACTTAACAAATGCACGGTCATCTTTTTGTAGACTAATTCCAGTGAATTGAGCCACAACCATTGAACGGAAACCAGTAGCTTTACTACCATCCGTATGCATCCCATTCATGCCAAAGACAGAACGCAATGAGATATTAAAGATATATGGAGATGCGCCAGTTACCGTATCAGATTCAATAGTAACAACAGCACTTGTAATGTTAGAAGGTGTTGCTGGTAAATTATTTGGAAAGGTTGCAAGGCTATATGTAAATGTAGTAGCATCTACAATAGATTGAACAATTGTTGAGATATTGTATTGTGATACATTTACACCACTAATCTTAATAGGAGTACCGGCACTTAATCCGTGCTCCAGTTGTGTCGTAACAGTGATCTGAGATGTAGGACTTAAACCATCACCAGAGATGATACTTGCAATCTCTAGAGGGTCAGTACCAAGAGCACCAACGATCTCATTTTCTTGACGAACTGCTTCAAAGTCACCTTGATTTTCAGGCCATTCGTATGAAATAGCACGACCAGATGCTTCTTGGAAAGCATATGTCAGCTTGTAATAATACATGCTGAGGTCAGTGATACCATAACCTTTGACATCATTCTTACCATCAGCATACTCAAAACAAGTAAGTTTGTGGTGAGAAAATGCTGGAAATGATCTATTGTCGTCATTAAATTGCTGGTGATCAGTAAATACTAATCGATCACCCACTCCATCGAAGAAAGAGAATTGCCAGAAGTAACAGTTACCAGTAATTCTGAAAATACTACTTGCAGGAACATCATCATCTGTAGGATTAGGTACATACAGAGGACGAAGTTTAGTCTTTCTAAGATCAAGTCCAACAACGGAAGTACCACGAGGTACAATTACACCACCGTTGACGGAGTTGAATCTATATAATTGATTGTTTTCTACGGTTAGATCAAATTCACTTGTCAATGACAAAGAAAATTCAGTTGTGCCTAATGTTTCTGCACCGATTGGAGATACGCCAACCGCCCTAGTCGGATCACTGGGATCTTTTTTAATAGCAAAACCAGGACGATTGTCGATGAAGTGATCACCGGGAAACAAGAGAATAGTTGTCTTGTCAGTAATATCGTTATCGAATCCAGTTTGATACGAGAATCGTGCAGATTCTAATAATGCTCGCTGAATAGTTTTGAAGGGTTTTGTTAAGGAGTTACCCTGGTTCGTGATACTATCAGTGGCATCAAGATCGTTAGGGTTAACATAAAGAATTTTACCTTCAGTATTCTTGATGAAATTCTCTAGCTTATTAAGTGGCATCTCTCTTCAGACTGAGAACTGTGTGCTCTGACTATTTAGACTAAATAAGCAGTGATCTCTGCGGCTAATTTTCATGTCTGATATTAGACCGATTAAATGGGTAGCAATTGGCACGGGCACATTGTTTGCTATAGCGCACATTGGTGTTCTTGGACATTTAATCAATACAACAAAAACGCCAGAAGTTCCAATTATTAATTTACCCAGAGGAGATTATTCTTCTTACAAAATTGAAGCAAGTAAAGACGGATATAGTATAGAGTATAAAGCGAACGATCCTGCTGTTCTTAATTCTGAAAGATCTCTTGACTTAGATAAAAATAAGAATGGATTCTTTGGTGGTAATAGTAATGAAAGGAGAACTGAATATCGCCGTGATGAATACACAATGGACGGCACTCGTAACTTAGGAGGTGCTGGATTAGACAGCGAGGGAAAGTCTGCAAAAGAAGTAGAGTGTTTGATCGCGGACGCTGGAGCACGATCACAAGGTGCAATGGCAGGAACTAGCATTGCTGCCGGTATTGGTGTTCCTGCTGTGATTGGTATTCCATATGTTGGATGGTTAGCAGCTGGATGGATTTCACTTTTGGGTGGTAAGATTGGATCCGAGGCAGGATCTACAGTTGGATCCGTATTTAATGATTGCTGATGGCCGAAATACCTAACATTGATCTTTCAGTTCGGCAAATTAATATTAACTCACTAGGTATACCTGATGTGCCTAAATGGTTGACATCTGAACCACCTCAGGCTATACCAATCTATCCACCAGTTACTTCACAAATTGGCACACCTATTATAAACATGCCAGGATGTGTTGAGTCTCATAGAGATAGTGGTGAGAATCAAACACTCAAGGAAGAAGATAAAGATGGTGTCCAGATATTTTGTGATGCAGGAACACCTAGTTTTAACCCAATAGATTATGATCCAAATAAGTTGGAGATAACAACAGAGTCTCCACCACCTCCACCCATTACACCTCCTGAGAAAGAAGATACTAAAACAGATACCGAAGCACCACCACCTCCTCCACCGCCTGCAAAGGCAGAGTGTCCTACAAGAGAGCAGCAGTTAAAGAACCCTGTAGGAAAAGTATTACAAAATGATAAAAAAATTACTAGGTATGAGACAGTAGGAAAAGAATGTCTCCCCGTATTTGAGAATTTAAATATACCAGATCAGATTATTGCTAACCTACCATCTCCAGGTGCTGTAACTGTTACCGCCTCAATTGCTGTAGTCGCGACGACATCTGCACTGCTTGCAAAGCCTCTTGCTGATCTTTTGTTAAAGGTTGTGAAACCGACTGTGAAGAAGGTAATGAAGAAGATTGCGACCTTACGGGGTAAGACGCCCCCGGTACTGTCTGCGTCT